ATATATATAATATAGTAGTATATATATATTATTTACTCATATACTATAACATCTTCGATATTATAGTATATTCGTTAATAGTGCTTGCCTGTGTGCTTTCTCCCCTTTCCCTTTATCCCTTTCCCCGATTGTATTTTGCGTTGCGTTGTGTACGTTCCAGTGTGTTTTTCGTTATTGTTTACATTTAACACGAAATTAACTTAACTACGGTAAAATCGTAGTTATTTGTGTTAATGTAATAGGTATTACACGCTGCCAATTGTAACTAGTGTTAAGATATTGTGCGATTGTTTGGTATGTTACAACTATTACGTATCTTTGTAATGTCAAAAGGAAATAAAGAGTATTTCCGATAGCCTTTAAAAAGGTTGTTAGGCGTTGATATACTGATTAACTCTTATCTATATTACAGATAACACGATATTGTTATATAGACCTTTATACGAAAGGTTAACGTAAGATTGTGTTAGTAGACATATATAATAATATTTATCTTTTCTTTGTGTTATTCTCTGTATATTGGTTAATTGGTTTTCGTTCATTCACGTGTTGAAAATAGCGGTTTATTTGTTGCATCGTAGCAACCTAACAAGCGTAAGTCTATCAAGTAGGTATTACTCAAACATTGGTTATATCAGTACCTACAAGCTAGTAATTAGTTATGATACCGTAATAATTGAGTTATGCGGGGGAGACGAAAGGAGACCGACCCTAGTAGTTATAATATAGTGAATAAACCAATACAATATAATATATAAAACTACATTCAGGTGAATGAATGTAAGTTATATATTCCCTTATAAAAATAATCTAATAAATAACAAGTATCCAATATAACGGGTAAATCTGATAAGAGCTAACAAATATTAGTTCTTTTTTTAGTTCTGTTATATTTGGCTTGTTATTTTGTTAATGTAGCCTATATATTTTCGTAATATATAGACGGTTACAAGCCCGATAAATACAGAGTTGCAATTATAATTATCAATATTAATATAAATCTATGGAAATAATAGTATCTAAGAGATCCGGCAATGTGTTAGTATATATACCGGAATTGAAAAAACGTATTAGTTTAGATCCTAATACGTTTTTGTGGTTTGATGGTAGTTTTTGCCATAACGAAATAGTAGACCACATTACTAGTAATTTTAATATAAATATTACGAATGTGGTATATTTGTAAGCATGCGAATTAAATACTAATCAATACTTTTAATAATACTACCAAATCAATAATAATTAAATAAAGGAGGAATAAACATGAAAAAGAATGTAAGAGATATAAAAAATGTAGGCGTACAATTTGCATACGTTTTGGACTGCATTTATAACGATGAAAAAGATAATATGAGTGATAAAGAAGCTATTAATTACTTCTTTGATTGTTTCAATAAAGAATACAACAACAACTATTATAAACGTTTATACCCTAATTTACAGGAACGAATTAAAGAGTATATAAAAGGTTTGCCAAGCTGTTTTTGCGTGGCTTATTGTACTGACAATATAATAAATATAGGCAAATCTTGGGGATATTGTAAAACGGAAAAACAAATATATGATTTTCAAAATAATTGGTTTAATGTTATCGCCTTTAGATTGATCCAGTTAAAAGAGAAATTAAACTAATAATAATTTAAAGCCATGAAAAAGGGAAATTTACCAAAACAAGAATATAAGTTAATTAATGTATGTATGCAAACAATCGAAACCGGTGTACCTTATACGTGCGATGATTGTGGAAGAACTATTTTTAACATAGCTACGATAAAGGGCAAAAGCGATAATAAAACTTATAATGTAGGCTTATCGTGTGTAAAAAAATTACTTAACAAATCAATTTATTTTGATTTAAATGACATGTTTGAGTATGAAAGGCAAGAAAGCGAATATAGAAAAGCTATTAATACTTTAAAATGGCTCAAGGAGAAAGAAGAAAAAGATATTTACGATTTTAGTCTATGGAAAAATGATGAATGTTTTTGTATTCAACCCCATTTTAAAAAAGATTTTGGTGGATATAAAAAAGGATATTACGGAGGTAGTACTTCTTTTTTAGAATTAAATACCATGAATTTATTTGTTAAATATATTAAATAATATGGTTATGAAAACCCCAAAAAAAAGAAAGCAAGCAAATAAGAGTCGATTTAAAAGAACGTTATCACGTATCAGATAGACAAATGTTTTTATCTTTTTGGATAGATAGGAACTATTTTAAGCGGAACTATCCGAACGCCTACGAACGTTTATAATAATACAATAATAAAATCATAGAGTTATGAGAACAATTAAGTATAAGACTTTAAACGGTTTATTAAACCAAACTAGACAAATGACTATAGAACAATTTTTAAACGGTCGTTTTCACCATAATACAAAAGGATGGATAAACTTTGAGCTAGAAGGATATTGTTACGAAATAGTTTTAGAACGCTTTTCTAAATATTGTTTTGCAACAAAGAAAGCACAAAATAAGTTATTTTTTAATCTTATCAATAATTACGGAGACCCTTCTTTGTTTCAATGTTTTTATATTGATAAAAGGGGCTTTAGCAGTAGTTTACCCGGTGAAGCTTTTGATTACTGTATAAGACGTTTTAATAAATAAGGAAAAATGAAAACAAAAGTAAATTTCAGAATAACGAAAGACGGTGAAATTATTGCCGTGTTTATAGAAAAGCTAATAAACGGGAAGTTTTTAGTCTATTCTTTGTATGATAACATGCACTTTGAGGCTGACGATACCTTTATAAGAGAATGTAAACCAGCAAAAGGGTATAATACAAGCGAATTACTCGCCTATTTAAAAAATAGAGGCTATAAAAATATAGAAATATTATCGAGAATGAAATTTTAATTTTATGGAAACGAAAGAGTTTAAAGAGATTGCAAAAGGTTTTTGCGCTTTATGTGGGATACTTTTAATTTGTTATATTTTATGTTTAATATTTTACAAATAATATTGTTATGAAAGTGAAAACATTATCAAAAGAACATCGTGATAAAGTTGTTAATTTACCTAATTTTGATAAAAGCGGCAGTATTATAGGAATGAAAAGACTTTATTACGGGAAAGATGCATTATTGGTACGGTGTGGAAACTATATTTATAATGTAAGTTCCGAGCCATCAATTTACAATGAACTAGCGTATTAACTTTTAAAAAAAATAGTTATGATAAATAAAAGAAATGAATTCCTAACAAAGTTAGCTAATTTGTTAGATGAATATAATGCTGATATTGAGTTTACTTGCTCGGAAGGCTCGGACACTTCCGGATTATACGACGACCGTATTATAATATCAGAGCGGAAAACGGAAAAAGTAATATTAGATACTTTCAACGAATGGTATTTAAGTAGTAATGTAATCAAAGAAAATATGTAATCATGAAAACAAGAAGAATTGTAAAAAATAGAGTTGAGTTCGTTTGTTCTGTAATGAATAACAAAGTATATTATTCAGAGAACGAACAAAAGAGAACAGCAAGAAGAATGTTTGTACTAAATAGTTTAAAATAATACAGATATGGAAAAGTTAAATAATTATTTGGTTCGATGTCATAACATCAATATAACTCCACCGTATTACGATTTTAAAGTAGCGGTAACTAAGAGATGTATAAAACAGTATGCAAAGTTAATGCGCGAAAAATACGACGTTGTAATAATTGCAAAAGTTGATAGAACAATTTAAAATATTAAAAACGGTTTAGAAATAATCAAAGTTAAATTAATGGAGGAATAGATCATGAAAAAATATACAGAAAAGCAAATAGAATCATTTAAAGAAATGATTAATAACGGTATAATATCTCAAATAGATGGAGATTGCGAGTTATGCAGAAGAATTGCAAAAGATATTCATGAAATAGATGAGGGATATTTCACTTTTGAAAATGTTTCAACTAATGAAGTTGTAAATGAATGGCGAGAAAGGGGTGAAGATTGGGATTTATTAAAAACTATTATAAACAATCAGTCTGAAAGGAATAAAGAGCGATTAATGGAACATTTATTGAAAGAATACAAAGAATATTTTCCTTTGACGGAAATTAACCGTAAATCAATGATTGAACTATTACGTTTGCCATTCTTTGCCACAAAAGAGGATATTTTAAACGAATTGAAAGAAATACTATGAAAAAGAAAAAGTTTGATCCAATAAATTTCATTCCTAATCAGTCAAAATATCAAAGAGGTATTTTTAATGAATCTTTTGAAAAAGAACTGGAAGGACTTGCAGCGAATGAAATTCAAAGGGAGTTATTATTAAAGAAAAGTAATAAACATATTAATAAAAAGTGATAATATGAAAGCAAAAGATTACAAAGAGAATGGATATACACATGTATTGGTTGAAATCACTAATTTTGCCAATAAGCCGGAAATAACGAAAGGTTTTAAAAGTTATTACGAAATGAGAAAAGCCAAATATAGAATGAATTTACATGAAATAAATTCAAAAATATTCTCATTTATGAGTGTCGACAAGGCTATTGATAATGGTCTTTAAATAAAGAAAGGAGTAAAAAATGTTGTTTATAATATGTTTGATTATTTGGGGTGGATGTACTGTATTTGAAGGGCTAACTAAAAAATAGTAATATGAATAAGTATATTTCTTGGCGTAGGGTGTCAACGCAAAAACAAGGTCGATCTGGTTTAGGACTTGAGGCACAAAAAGACATTATAAATTACTTCATAGAAAAAGATAACGGTTTGTTGTTGGCGGACTATGAAGAAATTTATACCGGAACGGAATTGTCTAAATGTACGGAATTACGGAAAGCGATTGAACACGCAAAGAAAGAAAATGCTAAATTGATTATTGCTAAGTGCGATCGTTTCCGTAATACATTAGAGGCACTACAAGTATTAGCGGAAATTGGTGAAAACAATATTGTTTTTTGTGATTTACCTAATAGTGACAAATTTACTTTGACATTATTCTTCAGTTTGGCTGAAAGAGAAGCATTGTTGGTTAGCATACGTACAAAAGCGGCTTTAGCAGCAAAGAAAAAACGTAATGAGCAAACAGGAGGAACAAAAGAATTGTGGGGAAAGAATAGTTCTACAGATAGAATAGTTTCAATAAATAAGATGCATGATGAGTCCGCAAACAAAAGGCGAGAAAATGCACGTATTAATGAAAGTAATGTGTTTTTTTGGGCTTTCATTACTGATTGGATAAAAGATAAGGGAGAGCCTAGAAACTACGAAATTTGGGGAGATATTGCACAAAAATTGAATAATCTGAATCAAAAGACAGCTACAGGAATGGAATATAATTCAGTTCGTGCGGCTGCAATGTATCGTAAACTTAAAAAGATAATGAAGTAAAAACGAGATAATATTAAATTTATATAAAACTATGAGCAAAAGAATTTTAATAGAGAATTATTTCAGGAATAAATATCCTGATGAAAGGTATCAGTTCAAAGCATATCATACTATAGAGGATATGTTTGGAGTCAAAGGGAACAATCTTTATGTCGTTGAATTTATAGATGTGAAGATGAGATACCCTAAAACATTGGAGTTAAGAATCAAAGAAAGTGAATTATTAAATATTTGAGTTATGGAAAGCAAAGAGGATATTATTAGAAAATATATCAAAGGAATAGTTTCTATTGAAAGCAATGGGAAAGTTATGTATGTTTCCACAAAGAATTGCTTTGCTAGAACAAGTACCTTAGAATTTCTAAAAGAGAGATTAAATTGCAAAGAAATATTGGTAGAAATAAAAGCAAAAGATGGTTTATTAATGTATGTAATTGAATAATGATATGAAAACAAAGAAAATCACCTTAGTATTAGATTCTAAAACAACAAAGAATCCTTAAATTAACATTGGCAGCATGTTTTAATGGAGAAGAAGTATAAGTTAGCTTCCTTGCCAATCTTTTCAAATTGGTGGTAGATGGTTTATTAATTTGGTGGTTGGTAGAATCATTTAAATATTAGAACTATGACATACAAAAAGTTTTTAGAGCAAACAGAAAAAGCTAAAACGGAATTTATAAAAAGAATCCGTCAGTATGAAGATGTTACAAGCAAAGAAATTGATAACATCGGAATAAGTTGGGATTATATTCGCATATCGCTTTATTTGCAAACAGAAGAAAGTGAATATGAACATGTATGGGAATACGATGGCACAAAAGATGAATTGTTTAGTTTATGTTTTGATGTAAAATAAAAGTAAATATATACAATATGTGGATAAGAATACAGAATCAACGATTGAAAGACGCAAGTATTAAAGAATACAAAGGGCGTGGGAACAGTGTTTCAAGTGGTAAATACTGCATTGAAATGAAGTACGGGAACGGAATAAGGTATTTCTATTTTGACAATGAAGTAGAATATGATAGAGCTTTGTTTCGGCTAGATGAAATATTGAAAATACAAGAGGTTTAATTAAGGAGGAATAATTATGACAGTACAAGAACTAATTGATATTTTATCTGCGATAGAAGATAAAAGTAAACCTGTAAAAATAGACATCTTTGATGATGAAGTCAAAGATGTTATAGAGCGTGAAGATCGTGTTGAACTTTATGATTATTGAATATGACAGTAGAAGCTTTAATTGAATTACTTGAAGAAGTAGAAGGTGAAACTAGAGATGTGAAATTCAATGACGGATGGAATGATTATCTAGTTGAAATTGTGGAAACCGAAGCAACCAAAGATGTTATCCTATTATAACCATGTGGTTTTAGTATGGTTATCCATAAGGTTGTTTAAAAGTTATATAAATGTTAAATACACATATTCTCTTGCACATCTCAAAAATAAAGAGGATATTTGCAATGTATCTGAAACGTGGCAATGGATGATATATGATTATATTTTTCTTGATTATAAAAGTTTTTTTGATTATATAACCGTATGTTAGCAATTGCCACCATTGTATTTATACAATGTCTGTTAACACGGTAACAATAGAACCGTACTGATAGAGTTTCAGCTACGGTTTTATTGTTTTATATATAATTATGAAAAGATTAAGTAGGAAAAGATATAATGAAATAATATCCGCTACCGATGAACGGAAAGCGATAGCCCTACTTATTTTTATAAAACAAAAGTTTAGATCATCAGTCGTTCTTAATTTTTCTTATTACAAACTATCCAAAATTACAGGTCTGCATAAAAATACAGTGAAGAAGCGGTTAGAAGTTCTTGGAAGCATGGATCTATTAGACTTTGTTGGAAAGAACAATAAACATCTTCTTTTCAAATCTGTTCGTGCTGCTAGGTCAAATGTAAGATTGGATGGATTGGACTTATCAAATATCAAGGCGATTGAAACTGGATTGCAAGCATTATTTATAACGGAAGAACAAAGACGGAAAAATTACGTCAATCATCAAGTAATTAAAGGGACTAAGCCGAAAGGACATTTATCTAAATCAAAGTACAGAGAATGGAAGAAGGCTAAAAAGTTCTGCACCATGCATGGATTGACTGAATTTAAAGACAATGGGATTTCGTTTGATACATTGGCTAAAAGAATGAAAACAAGCAAAAGTAAAGTTGCTAAAGCGATTTCTTTTGGTGAAAAAATTGGAATTTTAAGAAGGAATCATAACTTTAAGGTTGTTTGCCCTTTTGATTCTAAAATGGATGCTTTGTTATGTTTGAAACATAACTTTCAAGGTAGGCTTAAAGTTATTGACAACAACTTAGTATATATCATGTGTAACACGTACTCTGTCATTGGAAGTAAACAGGCGGCTTTAATGTATTAGAGTATCAAAAATGACCTATTATGAATGAAGAAAAATCAGAATTTGCCAATGATTTGTATAGACTAGGCAAAGTAGCAATATTGAGATTTGCTGAATTGTTAGAAAAAGAAGGTGTAAATGAAAATACTGGTAAAGTAATAGAAATAGCTTCTGTCAGTATAAGAAATTTTGAAAAAGCAGGTTTTGACTGTGCAGAATTGAGAAATGCACTTTATAGGGCAATAAGTGTATTTAGCAAATCTAAAAAGAGAAAAGAATTACCGATAGGTACTGAAATAAAACTACCATTTACTACTTTAAAAGTAGAAGAATGTAGTGATGGTGTAACCCTTTCTTGCGCAAATTGTTTCTTTTTAGACGTTTGTAAAGAGAATGGGAAATTTATATATGAATCTTTTGGGAGTTGTGCTGCTTATGAAAGAGAAGATAAAGCTAGTGTCGTGTTTAAAGAGATAATCTATGAAAACATGGAATAGAATGATAAAGGACGGATGGAATAATGCAAGGGAGATAAAGCCTAGCAAATATAACACCGTTAATGTCTGTCTCAAAGATGGCAGATATACTAACTCCTTTTGGACTGGAAGAGAATGGGCTTATAATGTAGAGCCTATCTTATGGAGAGAAATCGAAGAAGTAATAGTACCAATGTGTAAACGAATTTAATAATAAAAAGCTATGATAAAAGAAATTATAGATCAATGGGAAGCTAATAAGCATAAGTTGGAAAAATGGTTTAGAGAAAACGAATTGAAAGAATATGATTCATACTTAAAAATAGTAAGAGCTATATTCACGTATGTTATATATGAATATGATGTGAAAAATATACACGTAATTGATGATGGAGATTGGTCAGGTACAGAGATATTCATCATCCCTGAAAAAGATGTATATCAGCCTGGAATAGAAGATTATCTTATGACACATACCTATTATGGTTCTTGTTCCGGTTGTGATACCTTATTGAATATAATAGACTTTTACGAAGAAGATTATCCAAATGAAGAGCAAGTTAAACAATTAATGACTCTCTCTCTTCACTTAATACAAAGAATGAAACCATTATGCGAACAGTAATATTATTATCAGCTATATTAATAGCTGAAAGCATTAGGCACTTATATACGACCCGACACCAAATAGTCGGTCATAACAAAAAGTAATAACAATTAAAAATTAAAGATTATGGAAAAGAAAGAAGAATTATTGGAAAGACTAGTGAATGAGTTTGCAGCGTACAACAGATTAACTGCTGTTAGAATTGCAAAAGAGAATTTATTATCTTGGGGAAAATCAGATGAAGAGATAGTGAAAGAGATGAAATTTTCGTCAGAAAGAATCCTTAAATGGGGATATTCAACCGATGAAGATTTTCCTCTCGATGCACCGCTAAGAGCGGGTGGAACTATTTACCAAAAGTAGATATTTATCTAAATAACGTCTCTGTATTAAACGCCATAATATATCCACAATTATTACATTCTATAAACGTATGTTCTTTAGATGTATCTATATTACTCCAACACATTTCTTCCATATCTGTAATTTTACTGCTTGCTATATTATAACATGGTAATATAGAGGCATTTCCGCAAACTGGGCATTGTCTACTTCTTATTTTATCCTTAATTATTTGCATTTGTTTTTTGTTCATTTCTTGTATGTTTAAGGGTTAATATTTCTGGCAAATGTACTGTTTATAGTTTATAAGCAGTACATTGCTCTATATGTTGTATAAGAATGTTCTTTAGCATCTTTGCGAAAAACTTCCTTGAAAATATATTGCAAATAACTTGATAATATCGTTGATTTTTAGTATATTTGGATAGCTAAAAATTTGACGTTATGAAAACCGATTTTACTCTTTTAACTCTATCTGAAAACTTTCCTGATGAAGAAAGTTGCATCAGATATTTTGAGAAGATGCGATGGGGAGATGAAGTCATTTCGCCTTATGACAGCAATTCTAAGGTTTATAAATGTGGTAATGGTAAGTATAAATGCAAGAATACTGGAAGATACTTTGATGTTAAAACTGGTACTGCATTTGCCAATACTAAACTGCCTATGAAAGCATGGTTTTATGCTATGATGTTATTCTTGTCACATAAGAGAGGTGTTTCATCATGTCAATTAGCGAGAGATTTAGGTATAACTCAAAAAACAGCGTGGAAGATGCTCCATAAGATTAGACAATATATGGAGATGGAGAATAGCCATACTTTATCCGGTGAGGTTGAAATTGATGAAGCGTTTGTAGGTGGGAAGAATAAAAATAGACATAAGGATAAGAAAGTAGAGAAATGTCAAGGACGTAGTTATAAGGATAAAGTCCCTGTATTTGGAATACGAGAAAGAGATGGAAAAGTTGTTGCTAAAGTAGTTCCCAATATCCATGATGCTACATTGCTTTCTATCGTAAATGAATATGTAGAAGAAGGAAGTGTTGTTTATACAGATGGTGCAGGATATTCAGGCATGAATGTTGATTATGAACAAAGAGATGTAGACCATAGCAAGCACTTCTATGGTACAACCTATGCTACAGATGAGGGTGAGATAATTGTTGTTAGTACGAACGGTATCGAAAATGTGTGGTCGCATTTCAAGAGAATGATATTTGGGATATACTATCATGTAAGCAAAAAATATATGCAGAGGTATATTGACGAATATATTTTCCGATTTAATACTCGAAATTTTACCGATTCTCAAAGATTTAATTTACTTTTGCGTAATGCAGCTTAGTTATGGGAAAGAAAAAGAAACAAGAAATAGACCTAAGTAACATTAAAACAGTGAGGTTAGAGATTAACTTTTCTGTTCCTAAAGAACAGTTCGATGAACTGCTCCGAAAGATGGCGCACATTGCGGAAGGGAAAACACCGGATCAAGTCGAAGATGAGAAAGATAAAGACAAGGAGGAAAAGAAGAAGGAGTAACAGTTTGTAATTTATGAAGTTATTCTTATATTTGCAGCGTATCATCGAATAGATGGTACGCTTTTTACGTATTATAGCCTAATCGCCATCGAACTACCACATTGACAGCAATAAGGCTATTTTGGAACTCACTTATGGGTGTATTGCGTTTATACGCCATATACTGGCGTAGACTTTTGCCTATAAGTGAGTAGGGTGTGGTAGCCCTAGATGGCGTTAGGCATTAGCTCTACGCCTTTTTCATATATATGCGTGAGGTGATGCTAACTAAATGGAAACATTATTATTTAGTATTAACCAATAAACACGAAGAGTATGGAAAAGAAGTGCAAAAAATGTGGCAAAGAGTTAGATAACGAAATCTCTGATTATTGCCTTAACTGTTTGAAATCTACTTATTCTACATTGGTGGAAAAGAAAAAAAATGAAGTAGATGAAGAAGCTATAGGGAAAGCTGAAAGCGTTTTAAATGTTATCGCTATAGCAACTCTAATTTTAGGAACTCCCACAGCTATCATTCTATTCTTTGTAGGAGTTGATAAATTTTCAGATTATGAAATAGGCATAGAGCTAATAACTGCGTCGATTGTCCTATTAATATCATCTGTTATTACATGGGCTATATTGAAAGTGTTATGCAACATATCTAATAATCTACATGAAATAAATAAGAAGATGAAAGGATAAAAGAAAATACTCATTGGCATTTTTATTAAAAATGTCTTTATGAATATTTTTTTTAATTTAATTATATATTTAGTATTGGTACTACTAAACTGACATAAGGTCTACTACTAAATTGACAGTTTACCATACTACTAAATTGATACACCATACTACTAAATTGATGGTTATGTTTTGCTTAACCATAAGCTTTTAGTATATTTGCAAAGTGAACAGGGGTAGACATGGAGTAGCTACCTGTCGAAAGAGTCCGCAACTACTTTCCCCTGTCGCTTTGTATAATAGTTGCGTCATTTTAGTTGCGATGAATACTGTATTTTATACTTGTCTTTTCGGCAATAAATATCTGCCGGAAATTAACGATAAGATTATATACTCTTATCTAGTTTATAAATCAATATCAGAGATTGATGGTATATTTGATTATGAAGGTAATTTTAATCAAGAAACACTAATGGAATATTTTGACGAGTATAATTATTCTACTTTGTATGAAATATCACCTTATAAAATAGCGAAAGATTTATCATTATCCATAAATACAGTAAAAGCTAGATTGCGTTATTTAATCCAATCCAAAATTATAGATCTCGACAATAATATATACATATTTCCTGCTATTAAAAATAGTACATATTTTAAATTAGAAATGGGAACTGGATTGAAAGGTAATGATTTAGTCGTTTATTCATTTTTATTTGGAAAGGCTGAAAGATTTCATGGCAAAATAACAACTTACAATGGAATACAATGTAAAGAATTGGGCATGAGTAAGAAAAACTACGAGAAAGTATTATGTAGTTTATCACAAAAAGGATTTATATACAGAGATAAAAATAACGCATTATTAATAAACTAAATCAAAAAAGTATGAGACAAAAGTGGAAGTGATTAAGTATTATTAGCAGATATTATGCTTGTGAATTAAGTATAACTTAGTATCTTTGAAACCAAATAAGAAGAGCTGCATCTACTAAATGCAGCTCCCAACAAAGCCTACTTCTTGTTAGTAGGAGGACAACGTTTATAAGGTTTGACAATTACCACTTGATTATCTCTAATGGCAATATATCCATCAACCTCAACGGTCTTTTCTTTGTTGCAGATATGCTTTTTCATAATAAAAAAGTTTTTAATTTATAGTCAAAAGCCTAACTACGTAGACCCTTTCCAATTATCCACGTAGTATTATGACAAGCATACTGTCTCTTATTTGCAAAGATAAAGGTTTGATCTGAATATCCAAATTTATATCAAACAAAGAAACGTGCTCTTTCCAGTTAACACCAACTAGAAAGAGCTTTTTTATTATAACTAAAAGTTATGGCACAAGGCTAGGTGTTGAGTCGTATATAAGTGCCTTGATTAAATTAGCAACTATGGGATTTACAACAGCAGCGTTTATTAGACGCAATACACCGGAGCTTTGGAAGAAGTTGGAGGAGTTGGGATATAGAGAATATGGCAACCCTTTTCAAATAACTGATGATAGCAAATTAGTTACAACTATTGATGGTGAATATGTTCCTTATAATGTACCACTAGACGATAGTTTTATTGATTGCGGAACTAACGAAGAACTTTTCTTGGCAATAGCTGCTTTGAGGGATGATACAGATGAAAATCAATGGTTTGTAACAGATTCACCGCTTAGCGTTTCTTATGATGATGCTGTGGGTAACGACCATTATTTTACAGAGCCTAAAGGTAGCGTATTCTTTTGGGATATAAATTGGATGCACGCAACAATCATTTCAGGGAATTACCACAAGGCTACCGCAGAAGAGCTAATAGAACATTTTAAAGAAAAGGAGGAATAAAATGGAAGATAAACTTATAACGATAAACACTTTGAATATATTATTGCAAAAAGGCTTTAACTATTATCATTTCCCAACACAATCATTAGCCCAGAAATGGCTACGTGAAACCAAAAATCTACATATTTCCATCATTAGAAACGCTTGCGGTTATGGATATGATATATGCAAAGCTGACAATGGCACTCATATAACCGATGGAATATTTAAAGGTCCTAACGATGGTGGTCAGTGGGACACCTACGAAGAAGCATTGGAAGCTGGAATACAGAAAGCAATTGAACTAATATAAAATACAAAATTATGAAACCATTTGATTTAGAAAAAGCAAAAGCAGGTGCGCCTCTATGCACAAGAGAAGGATTTAGAGCTAGAATTGTATGTTTTGACGCAGATAACAAAAGATTTCCTCTTGTTGCCCTAATTAAAGACTCTGACAATAGCGATGAATATCCTGTCTGTTATAATAAAGAGGGGAATTTTTTTGATGGAGAAAAAGACCATCCAAAAGATTTATGCATGGTGGGAATAAAGAAAGAAGGATGGATAAATATATATGAAACAGTCAGTGAAAGATGTATTGGAGCGGTTCACAAATCAAAAGAAGAAGCCATGCGTGTGAAAGTCAATGAAAAAGGTGTTACATACAAAGATACGGTTAGAGTAGAATGGGAGGAATGATATGTATGATTATGAAAAGATGAAAGCTGAAATGTTTGAAGGTGGCAATACTAGCAAATATTCCAAATTATATACTATTATTGTTGCCACATGTATTAAAAAAAGTACATTTACAATAGGAGAAGTATTAAATGAAGTGTGTGGTGATAGTTGGGGAGTGATGTGTTGTATAGAATTCATGGAAAAACTTGGTTTTCTAAGAGAAATATGTGCTTTAGGAAGTATGACACAAGATAGAAGATTTGTTTTACTAAATTAAATAAAGTTATGAATAAAAAAGTAATTATTAGAGGCGACCGTTCAGGCGTATTTTTCGGAGAATTAGTAGAAAGAAATGGTAGTGAGGTTAAGCTCGAAAATTGTCGTAGGTTGTGGTATTGGGATGGTGCTGCTAGTGTATCTCAATTAGCAGTTAATGGTACGACTAAACCATCTGAATGCAAATTCACAGTTACGGTTCCAGAGATAGAGATTCTGGATGTGATTGAAATTATCCCGTGTTCGGATAAAGCTGTAAAATCTATTGAAAGTGTACCGGTATGGGCAAGGTAATGGAAGATAGAATAAAACAGTTTCTAAATATTGGCGATGGCGATGGCTATGGCTATGGCGATGGCGATGGCTCTGGCGATGGCTCTGGCTTTGGCTCTGGCTCTGGCGATGGCGATGGCTATGGCTATGGCGATGGCTTTGGCTCTGGCTATGGCTATGGCTATGGCGATGGCTATGGCTATGGCTATGGCTATGGCTTTGGCTCTGGCTATGGCTATGGCTATGGCTATGGCTTTGGCTCTGGCGTAAAATCCATAAATGGAAATCCTATTTATGTAGTAGACAATATACCTACTATTATCACAAATGTAAAAGGTAATATCGCAAAAGGTTTTATCCTTCATACTGACTTATCTCTTACTCCCTGTTTTATAGTAAAAAAGAATAATCAATTTTCTCATGGCAATACTCTACATGAGGCATTTGAATCTTTGCAAGAAAAGCTTTATGATGATAGTACAGAAGAGGAAAGGATCTTTAAGTTTAAAGAACATTTCTCTGACTTCTCTAAAAAGTATTCTGCTAAAGACTTGTTTATATGGCATCGTATTCTTACTGGGAGTTGTAAATTCGGTAGGGAAATCTTTTGTAAAGATAGAAATATTGATATTAATAAAGATGAATTTACTATATATGAATTTATAGACTTAACTAAAGATTCATATATGGGTGAAATAATAAAGAAACTATTATGAAAAAAGTAATTTTAAAAAAGCTTATTCTTCAAAATTGGAGAAAACAAAACAAGGAAATATCTTTTAATGAAGATATTACTAAAGTATATGGTCAAAATAAAGCAGGAAAGTCCTCTCTCCGTCATGCATTCCTATGGCTTATTACAGGATATGATGGGGAAAATAGAATGAACTATAATTTGTTCGACAATACTAAAACATATACACCAGAAGATTCTCCTGCTGCTGTCGTTGAGGCTATCATCGAGGCAAATGGATATGAATATTCATTGAAAAAAACAGCCGAAGTAGGATGGATTAGACGTAGAGGAAGCAATTCTTATGAAAGAAAAGGAACAGATGATTATAAGTTCTTTATTGATGGAGTAGAGTTAAGTGCCGGGAAGTATAAAGAAAAGGTTGCAGATTTATTTTGTGATTTGGAAGTTCTTCGCTCTATTTTGGATATTAATTACTTTTTATATTTAGATTGGAAAGAACAACGTAAATATCTTGCTGTAATGGCAGGTGAAATAACAGACAACGACTTAACGGGTAATTACAAGGAATTATTAGAGCAACTAGAGAAGTATTCACTCTCTGAATTAAAAGCCCGAATTTCGTCAGATATTAAACCTCTAAAAGACTCTCTTAAATCCCTTCCTCTTACGATAAAAACTTTGGAGGAAAATCTGCCAAATGTAGAAGAGGCGGAAAGTGCTAAGAAAGCCATAGAAGATTATAAAAATCAAATTTCGGATATAGATAAAGAATTACAAGGAAGTGCTGAATCTATTAAACCTCTAATAGAAAAGAGAAATAAAGATTTGCAAGAAATATCTGATTGGGAACGGAATATTAGAACTGAAAAAGAAAAATACGATGAAGAACAGAATAAGATTTCAGCTTCTATTCTTTCTAAAATATGTTCTTTAACAGAAGAGAATAAAAATATAGATAATAAAAACGAAGAAAACCGAAGAAAAAGAATAGTTTTATCTGATAAAATAAAATCATTAAATATAGATTTAGGAATTCTAAATGAAAGAAGAAATAATCTATTAACTAAATTGGATGAATGTTTGGAAAAGGAATTTTCAGCAGATAAATGTTCTTATTGTGGACAAACTCTTCCTTATGACAAATTAGAATTATTAAAAAAGGAGTTTTATAAACAAGTAGAAATAGAAAAAGAAAATATAATAAAAGAAGGGCTGAATGTAAAAGCAAGAATTGATGATATAACTAAAATAATTGCAGAATGTGAAGAGAATCTTGCTGATATTCCGACTACTCTTTTGGCGAAGAAAGATCTGTCTGCTTTACAAAAAGAATATGATGAAGTTCAACAAAATGTTATCCCATTTGAGCAAACTGAAAAATATAAATCATTAGTTAGCTTATTGGAAGAAAAGAAAAAGACAATAACAACTATTCCTGAACAAGATAATTCAGGTTTACTTTCCATGAAAAAAGCTTTGATGTCGAATATTGAAGAGGAAAGCAAAAAAATGGGACTTATTGATGAGCGCAAAAAACAAGAGAAAAAAATAGAAGAATTTAAGAAACAACTGAAAGATACTGCCAATGCTTTAGCAGAACAAGAAAAGTTAGATAATCAAATTAAAACATACGAAGAAGAAAGAGCTAAGATTATTTCTGATAGAGTAAATAAATTCTTCAAACGGTGCAATATTACCATGATGTCGCAGGATAAATCCGGTGTTTGGATTCCTGATTGCGTGATTACTGGAATAGATGGAGCAATTGCTGCTACATCAAACGGTGCAGAAAGAATACTTATTGGTATTGATATTGCAAATGCTTTTGCAGATTTCTTCAATGTAAGTTTGCCTCTGTTTGTTGATGATATGAATCTAATAGATTCTAGCAATGAAATAAAAACTTGCCATCAGTTAATCGAATTAATAGTAAATGATAGTAATAATGAATTAAGAGTTGAATAACATGGAAATAAATGAATTAAGAGTTGGGAATTATGTAAACTATAATGGATTAAATTTAGAAGTATATTCTTTTGAAAATAGATATCCAAGAAGTGAAAAGAGATACGACAATACAGTTCTTGTAGATTTGCTTTTTGATGGATTTATTACCGCAATATTACATGAAGTTAAAGGCATTCCTCTAACAGAAGAAATACTTTTAAATTGCGGATTTGAAAAAATAAATCATATTAATGGATATTCTTTTTATTCTTTTAATAGAAAGAGTTTAAAAGATATGAACGCTTACATGCCATTATACATATACCTTAACCCTAATTGTACTAAATTAGCTAATTTCACAGTTCAACAAAATGTAGAATATGTCCACCAATTACAAAACTTGTTTTTTGCAATTAATGGAAAAGAATTAAATATTAATCTTTAAAAGTAAAAGTTATGAATGAAATTTTTAATCGTGTTTATTTTAATGGTAGGGAACTTAGCTACAAGGTTGGTGATGTAGAAGTTATTAATGGTAAATTCCCAGAAGAATTCGAACTAAAAGGAGATTATCTGATAAATGCAGAAGATTTAGCTCTTATTACCACATTAATATCTGAAAAGATGGCAGCGTATACTAGGAATTGGGATTGGGGGGCACTCTCTTCTATTTATATTTGTGATGAGGATAATCTAATAAAAAAGATGGAAGAACAGCTAGAAAATTATAAAGAACGGCTAGATATGTTAGATAAAGAATGTAAAAAAGTAACTAACATTAAAAATAAAATAGATGATTTCAATAATCTTCCGTGGTATGAACGTATCTTTAAAAAAATAGAAATAGAAAAATGAATAACAATTTAAGTGTAAATGTAACTCTATCTGAACTGAATGGGGTTATCATAACTAATGATGAGGTGGGTGGGGTGGAGGAAAAAGGTATTTTTATCCCACTAAGATTTAATACAATATATAGGAACAGAAAAGGGGAGTACATACTGACATTGAAAGCTGTTGAGAAAAAACCTAATCAGTATGGTTATGTATACGGCTTACTTCCTAAAGCTTCCAAGAAAAAAAATAAAGAGCTTGAAATGTTAGGACAAAGTACTAATACTTGGTGTGGAAATATAATAAGAAGCACTGAATATACAAAAGTTAAAAAAAACAGAGTGTCAATAGATGATGCGTTAAAAAAATAACAATATGGAAAATAAAGAAAAAGAATTAATAAAGAATTTTGAAAGTCTTTCTAAATTTATAGAAGAAAATGATATTCCTGCTTTAATCTTAATTAAAACAAATGAAGATCATTTTTCAGCAACAATTTCCAATATAGATGATATTACGGAATTATTTGCAAAACAATCACATAATGATGACGATTTAGGGCATGCTTTGTCTTATATAGCTACATTAACGATGGGTTCACAATGCTCTATGAATCATAGAAAGTTCTTTGAGTTTCAAAGGAATGTATTGGCTGCTATTAAGGAATATGATGAAACCTTTAACGGCTTATTCAATGAAGATGAAGAAGAAGAAGTAGATAATAAAATTTGCGATTGTTAGTTTTATATATTCACATTTTAAAAATATTATTATGGACAAATGGTTTTTAGGTTCTCTGAAATACGAAAAAGTAATGGAGAACGGAAAAGAAAAAAAAGTTACAGAAAAATATCTAATTGATGCCTTATCTGTGACAGAAGCAGAAGCTAGATTAATAGAAGAGATGTCTCCCTTTATCAGTGGCGATTTTTCGATAAAAGCTGTGGTAGATACAAAATACGCAGAAGTAGTTCCAAGCGATAATGAAGCTGATGATACTTGGTTCAAGTGTAAACTTGGATATATCACCTTAGACGAAAAGACTGGGGCTGAAAAGACTACGACAACCAATATGCTTGTGCAAGCAGCAGATTTAAGACAAGCTGTAAAGAACTTAGACGAACACATGAAAGGTACAATAGCTGATTATAGAATCGAAAGTGTATCTGATAGTAAAATAATGGATGTTTATCCATATAATAACAAATAATAATGGAAGCAATATATATTGAAGGTCAAATTACTGCCATACTCCCCGAAACTAGAGGTGTGGGACAGAGAGGTGAATGGGTTAGCCAAGATTTTGTATTAAAGACAAACGATAACTATCCTAAAAATATTTGTTTCACTATTTTGGGAGCAGACAAGATTAAAGAAGCGAACATTAGAATCGGAGATGTTGTTAGCATTGGAGTAAATCTTGAATCCAGAGAATTTAATGGACGTTGGTATACATCTATAAAAGCATGGAGTGTTAAGAGGAAATTTGAGGCACAGGCAGCTAAGCAAGCACCTTCTGCCCCAACACCACAACCATCTCAACCAACACAGAATTATTCATCAATTAATCAAAGTGCTGCCGATGCACTACCATTTTGAATATCTGATGTGTTACAGAAGTTTAAAGTTAATGGAATTGATGTAGAGATTATTGGATATAACAAATAATATCTCTATATTTGTGGAATGAAAGGGATAGGTGGATTTAGTACTCCCACTGAAAGCTATGCCAACAGGTTTCCCTTTCTTCCTTATTGTTGGCTCACAAAGAATGTTGGTAATATGAATGAATTAATCAAAATTACAGAAAAGAGTGGAAAGCAGGTCGTTTCTGCACGAGAATTGTATAAAAGCTTAGAACTTGCTGATGGACAATTTTCAAGATGGGCTAAATCTAATATTTTAGACAATCCATTTGCTGTCGAAAACGAAGATTGGGTAGGGTTCGACATTGATGTCGAGGGTAACAAAGTATCTGATTATGCTTTAGTTGTATCATTTGCAAAGAAAATTGCAATGATGTCTAAGACAGAGAAGGGGAATAAAATTAGAGACTATTTCTTGGAATGTGAAAAGAAAGCTCAAAACTATATACCTAAGACATATTCAGAAGCTCTTTTATTAGCAGCTAAACAAGCTGAACAAATCGAAAAACAACAAGCATTGATTGCAGAACAAGCTCCTAAAGCAGAATTTTTCGATGCGGTAGCAGATAGTAAAGATGCTGTTCCTATGCTAGAAGTTGCTAAAGTTCTTGGAATAAAAGGAATGGGAAGAAATAACCTATTTGAATTTCTTCGACAAGAAAAAGTACTTATGAATAATAACATTCCGTATCAGCGTTATCAAGATTTAGGATATTTCAGAGTAATAGAGCAGAAATATACTAAAAACTATGAAGAATGTATCAATTTCAAGACTTTAGTTTATCAAAAGGGTGTAGATTTCATTAGAAAATTAATCAATAATAAATATAAATAATGGCAGAAGAGAAAAAAAATGTCGCTTTAAGAAATAATATTGGCGACCAAGTAATTGGAAGATTGAATGAATTAGCCCAAGCTAATTTCAATTTCCCTAAAGATTATAACTATGTGAATGCTATCAAGATGAGCGTTCTAAAGTTACAAGAGTTGAAAGATAAGGATAAGCGTCCGGCATTAGAGGTTTGTGATCCTGCAAGCATTAGTTCAGCACTTTTTAAAATGGCTACAAAAGGATTGAATTTAGCTTATAATCAAGCTTACGCTGTAGTTCGTGGAACAGAACTTTGTATAGACCCCGGATATTTTGGGAATGTACTTATGGTAAAACGCATATTCCCTGACTGGGAGCCAATGCCACACTCAATTAGAGAAGGGGATGAATATGTAACAGAAGTTGATCCTAAGACAGGTAAGAAGAAACTTTTGAAACACGTACAAAAATTAGAAAACCTAGATAAAGATTTTATAGGAGGATATATATATTTGCCATCTAAAGATGGAGAAATGTATCTTTATGAAATGACTCGTAAACAAATATTGGCTGCATGGTCTAAAAGTTCATCTAGGGAGCAAGCAACGCATAAACAGTTTGATGAGAAAATGCTGCAAAAGACACTTGTAAATTCAGGATGCACAATGATTATAAATTCCACTCCTGAATTAAAAGCTTTTGACGACGATGATAATGAGGAACAAACAAATAGTAATTTGAAGCAACTAAGCACTGAACAAGTAGGTGAGGTTGTAGAATATGAAGAAGTAACGGAAACTGTAGATGCATCCACATTAGGTAACAAAGAAGAACTTAATGGTGCAAATGCAGGTGACTCGGTAACAACCAAAGAGGAAAAGAAAGAACAAATTAAAGAACGTCCGTTTTAATCATGGATGATGAAATAGATTCTTCATGGAAAGAAATGTATCCTGATTGGATAGATGATGGAGCAGATATTTTGTAAATAAATCAACTTAGTCCCATTTTGTTTAGGTAGTAATACCTATTCGGATGGGACTTTTTAATTAGATATAGATATGGCAGGGAAGAATGACAAATGGTTAATGTTTCGTAACTACATGATTAATGAGCTTGGTATTACGAAAGAAGATATTAGAGAATGGATTGAAGATGCAGTTAGAATAGAAGCTAAAAAGTTAGCAGAAGGTGCTTTTGCAAGAGAGAATCCCGAACAAATGATTAGACGTATAGTTTATGATTCCGGTTATTTCAAGGATAATAGCTTCAATAGAACTGTCATTGAGATAGCAGCGAAGTGTTTAATGGAAAGATTTGATATTGTTACTAAAAAAGATAAATAGTATGAAGAATTTAATTGAAAATTTCCTCGCAAAGTGTGTATGTAAAGGTATTGAATTGTATATGCGGAAGTATCGAATATACATGTCTAATGAGGAGTTGATTCCAATGACTGATGAACAGTTCAAAGAGAAATTGGTAAATCATAATTCCCTAAATTTTTGTGAGAATTATTTCGAACGATACGATAAATATAGAAATTATGAATTATCAGAAAAAAGAGGAATACATAAAGGAGACCAATTTCTATGTATCAAAGATGTAATAATGAATGGTGAAGAAAATGAGATTGCTTATTTTCAAGGGGAAATATACTTATCAGAAAATGATGGTTGTATAACTGATGAATATGGTGATAAATCTCATTGGTGGATAAAAGAGGAAGAGATTAATAGTTATTTTAAAAAGATACAACCATGAACGTAGATGTAACAGTTAGTGTTAATATACAAGATTTATTTAATTCCATGTCTGCAAAAGAAAAGGCGGAATTTTGTGATATAGCTCTTGACTATCTTGACGACAGCAAACTTATAAAAGAATTGAAAGATAGAAATTGTGATTGGAGTTATTTTGGATTAAAAGAAGAATGATATGACGGCAAAGGAGTTATTAAGTGAGGTAGAAGATATAGAATCGAAACTATATTATGATATGGGTAAGTATCGACAGTTTACTATTGATACAGTTGATGATATTATAGATGAATTGAATAATCATATTCAAGAGCCTTCCCAAGTTTTAACAGATGAAGATGTAATAGGGAGTTTAATATATAAAATTGAAAGTATTATGGGAATATGTGATTCAAGCCTATTGGATTACCAAATATTTGAAGAATTACTTTATTTAATGAAGGAGGATTAATTATGGAAAAGAAAGTTGCAGGAAGCGTAATCATTAACACTTCAGACCAATTAGTTGCCAATAAATTAAAGGCATTGGAATTAGGCTATAAATATGGTAAAAAGTCAGGTTATACAGGAACAGTGCTTGATAAAGAGGCTTATGAAAAGGCAGAAGAAATATTAAAATGGGCTTATGGCATATCTGAAAATAGCGGGAAGTAGCAGTAAAGGCAATAGCTATATCCTTGAATGTAATAACGAAATCCTTTTAATTGAAGCAGGTGTATCTTTTAAAAATAAGATACTTCCGGCTATAAATTGGGAAGGAGGTAGGGTGGTTGGCTGTTTAGTCAGCCACCGATGAAGTCATTCAGACCATTCTTTAGATATTCCTAATTTAATATTAAGAGCAATATCCGTTTATTCAAATAAAGAAACAAAGTCTATATTTCCTGACGTGGTTGAACTTTCTATTAAAACTAAATATCGTATTGGAGGTTTTGAAGTACAATGTCTTGAAGTTCCTCATAATGCACAATGTTATTCATATATAATAGATTGCCCTGATGGAATGAGAGTCTTGTTTATAACTGATTGTTCGTGTTTTAAATATAAAGTGAAAGATGTAAATGTTTTAATCATTGAAACTAATTACAGTAATGATGTGATTGTAAATAATGCGATACATGATGAATGGTCGTCTAGTGCATCTGAAAATCACTTATCATTGGAACAGGCTATCGAAGTTATTAAAAGACATAAGTCTCGTAATTTAAAGACAGTCATAGGGCTTCATTTAAGTAATCAAAATAGCGATGAAAAAAAGTTTGGTGAGAGAATATTTGAAGAGACAGGATTTAGAGCTATATTTGCAGATAGCGGTATCACTGTAGAACTAAAAAAGGAGGAATTTTAAATGGATTTTATAAAAGAAACAAATTTAAATGGGCTACTAGAAGCCCTTGATTTATACTCTTATAATTATAAGAGTAAGGGCATTAATCCACCCTATTTATTAAAGATACCTAAACGTATATGGGATAAAGCTAACGAAAAATATGGTATTCATAATATTCTATCAAATTTTAGAAGAAACGAAATTATGGGAGTTGATATTTTCACAAGTTATGGAGTTAAGAAAGTGAGGATTTGGTTATGAATAAAGTTTGGATATTGTATAAATTTGAAAATTCTTCTTTCCCTAATATTGAAAGAAGGGTTGTTATTGGCGTGTTTAGCTCAAAAGAAAAAGATATGATGACAGCAAGAGAACTAGATTTTAAAAGTTGGGAGTTTATAATTAGGGATTATGAAGTAATATAATAATTGTACAAGTATGGCGAATCCTAATTACTATAAATTTAGAGACTATTTTCAATCCGTATTGGATATGACAATAGAGTGTGAAAACAAAAATAAGATATGCTATTATTTCCCCATTAATTATGATGAATTGATAGAAAATATGGAAATTATAAAAAATGGGTATAATAAGAATATATTACCTGTTAATTTGTTATGGCAAATAATGGATAAAAAGAAAAATGAAGAATGAAGAATGAAGAATGATAATAAAATTGATTTAGAAGATTTACCTATTGAGGTTTTATTCAAGTATCTTTTAAAAGATTATAAAGCTGCAAAGGTTGAAATAGGAATGCTCCAATCTGAAATAGCAGAGTTAAATTATCAATTAAAAAAGGCAAAAAAGCCTCAAATTATGCAAGTCCATTTAAAAGATATACCTAAAGATGAAAGAAAGGAATATATGATGGCTTATTATGAACAAATAGGTCTAAAACCTGCCGCTGAAAATCTTAGTGGTTCAGGGTTAAGAGGAAAAAGATTAAAATTAGCTTATGATGATTTACTTTCTAAATATATGGAAGTATTAAATGAACTTAAAATTTTAAAAGAAAAATATGGATAATGAACTAATTAAATCTGAATTGATAAAGAAAATCCTTTATCTTTATGGTAGATATATAGCGATGCGAATATTCTTCTATACTTTAGAGCATGAGTTATATGAAGATAGTCATATTATTAAAATGGCTTTAAAAGAGTGCGATATAGACATTGGAGAATCATTCTCAAGAGAGGATTGGATTAACGAAATAAGGAGATTTGGGTATTCAGGCGAATCTGCATATTCAAACGAAGAAGAATATTATGAACAAGCTAAAAGAATGATGGGATATGGAGAATAATAAATGTAGAATAGGGATAGACCCCGGAGCTAACGGGATGATAGCAGTAGAAGTGAATGGCGAATGGACGCACATGAGTTTAAAGGATAATGATTTTTATCAAATATCAGATTTCCTTGAATACTTGAAATCTAAATACCCTAATATTGTAGCCGGACTAGAGTGCGTCCATGCTATTTTTGGAAGCAGTGCTAAAGCTACATTCTCTTTTGGAGAAGTATATGGGAAATTACAAGCCTTGCTTATAGCTCATAAAATACCTTATCATCTTATTGCTCCTAAAACATGGCAAAGCGATATATGGCAAAACGGTGATATGGTGGTAACATATAAGAAAGTAAAAATCAAAAATAAAGAGATTAACAAGAAAGAAGTGAATACTAAAGCAACATCAATCAATGCCGCAAAACGTCTTTTCCCTGAATTGGATTTTAGGCGAACCGATAGATGTGATAATCTTGATGATAACAAAGTAGATGCAACTTTAATTTGCGAATATTTAAGGAGGAAAAACTTATGATGATAGATACTGATAAATGGGTTACTATTGACACATACGCATTTTTGAAAGGGATTAAGCGTAGATGGGTTTATGATCTTATAAAAAAAGGTAAGGTGCAAACAATCAAATTATGGGGAAAACAATTAATATATATAGGAGATGGAAATAAACAAAACTAGATACTTCTTATTCCCTTACATGGCTGTGAAATATGGAATATATGTGTATGGGAGACAACTATTCACTGTTACAGGCGATCTGTCTATACGGGAAGTTGAACACTATATAGAAAGGACAAAAAAATGTGATAATGTGATAATTACAGGTATCTTTGAAATGTCAGAAGATGATTATTTAGCAAGTAATTTAATTGAATGAAACCATGAAAGATTTGATAATAATGATTGTAGCCTTTGTATTTGTTGCTGCATTTGTTGGACACATGGAAATAAATTTATCTCCATTTAGTATCAAACTACCAATGTGGCATAGAGTAGTATGTATGATTCTACTTCTTGTTACATATATACTTTGGAATTTTGGAGAAAGACAAGATGCCTATTCAAAAGGATTACAAGAAGGAATGAGAATAACTTTGGAACAAATTAAAGAAAAAAATGGGAAATAAAAATATTTATATATTAGAAGCATCTGCTTATCATTGGGCGAAAGACGAACATATCTCTTTGTTAGAACAAAAACAATGGATCGGATATGGAGATATAGGCAAAGACAAACTGGAAAAAACAATGAAACAAATAGCAAAGCTTTGGCAAGAAGTTTATATCGACAACAGAGATGACACGCAGGTTATAATCCATTTGTATTCTACCGTTCAAAGCAATGGGTTAATATTGAAAGATGACGTTTGCGATTATAAAATAATTGGAGGTAAATAGCAATGAATACAAGCTTTGAAAAATCGGCTAATACCACTGATGAATGGTATACGCCAAAAGAAATTATAGACGCATTGGGAAAGTTCGATTTAGATCCATGCGCTCCGGTTAAACCGCTTTGGCAAACAGCTACACAAATGTACAACAAGAACCATGACGGATTAACTAAAGATTGGGTAGGTCGTGTTTGGCTAAATCCACCTTACTCCCGTCCTCTAATAGAACGTTTCGTTAAACGTCTGGCAGAACACGGTAACGGAATCGCTCTACTATTCAACCGTTGCGATAGTAAGATGTTCCAAGATGTCATCTTTGAAAAAGCAACAGCTATGAAATTTCTACGTAACCGGATTCGCTTCTTTCGACCGGATGGGACTCGTGGAGATTCGCCCGGTTGCGGCAGTATCCTAATAGCTTTCGGTGAAGATAATGCCGAAATATTAAGAACTTGTAATATTGCAGGGAAATATGTACGAATAAATTAAGGATTATGAAAGAGAAAGAAATAAAGCTTTTGGCAAATGAAGCTCATGTTTTACAGGAAAGACTACTAGACATTGAAGATTATATTTGGAATAATATTAAAAGTGAAGTAAAGGCTAAATCTTCTTTTGGCGAATATGCAAGTCTTGTACGAATAGTTTTTTACCCAAATTTCATTAATGTTAAAGTTTATGATTACGGTTATGATCTACATGAAACCGAAATAATCAAATTTACCCACGAACAATTATCTGAATTAATGCCATGAGTGATGAACAGATAAATGAGCTTCTTCGGCTAACGAAAGAAAACAATGAAATGCTTGCCAAGATAATATCACACATAGAAAAAATAAACGATGATGATTATTTAGCCAAGCATTTACTTCAAGAATTTATCAATAACGTTGTAGCCGACTTGTTTGCAGATATGCTCCTTCAACCAAAAGGGAGAGGTCATATCAATTCGGAAGAAATAAAAGATATTATTAATCAGTTAAAAATGTAGCTTTATGACAATAAGTACAAAATATGATATTGGAGATATGGTTTGGTTTATGTATGACAATATCTGTGTATTAAAGAAAGTTGAAAATATAAACATAGACGTATATCACAAGTATGTCCAATATATGTTTGATGAAATATGGTTATCTGAAAAGCATTTGTTTTCTACAAAAGAGGAACTTCTAAAATCATTATAATATGGAAACAACATTAAGCATTTGCTTATTTATTATAGGTTTTTTATTAACTCTTCTAATACCAACTGTTATGAGTTTGCAATCATATAAGAAAGAAGCTGAAAAATGGGAACGCTTATATGAAGAAGAATGTAAAAAAAGGAAGGAGAAGAAATGACGGAACAAGAATTAATAAACTATACTTTATCCTTAATTCCCAAAGAAGAAAAAGATAGAGTATTCAGACAAGAATGTTGTGGTATAGATAATAGTTTTATTGGTTTTTTAGAACCATATTATTATCTATCAAAGATAATACCAAAGAACCATATTGTATTCGATTTTGGTGCAGCCTATAACCCTCAATGTTATTTTTTCACCAAACATAAAAGATATATAGCTATATCTCCTATAGAAATAGATGGGAAAGAAATGTTTAAAGCTCCTAATTGCGATATATATAGATGTACAACAGGAGAGTTCTTAAATAAATATTACATGGGAGGGGAAAAGATGTTTGCTATTGTAAACAATGTACCTAATTGGTACAATGAAGATACAATAGAATTAGTAAAAAAAGAATTTAGAAATTGTTACACATTTTACGTTGGATTATGACAATAGGAAACTTTTTAGCATTCATTATAGGACTGTTTATCGGTCGTGTCTTAACTTATCTTGGAGATAAAACTTATAAGTTCTTAAATAGACCAAAGAAAAAATTAGAGAATAAAGAACCATTAATCTTTGATGGAGTCGATGACTTTGTTAAATGCGCAGAAAATTCTCTTAAAGATTACACTGTTATCAAAGGAGAAAGTTGGTCGGCAGGGAAAGATCATAGCCATATTATTATTTTAGAAAATAAGGGATATGAAAAAAGATGATTTACGATGGCTTATCCCAAACATAATAAGTCTAATATCTATCATCATAAGTTTAATTGTTATATTAAGATCCGTATGAATAATCAAGAAATAATAGAACTATCAAAGAAATATGAAGATCGAAAATACTTCGAGAAAGACCCTGTTTCTTTCCTTTGGAAGTATAAAGACAAGCGAGACATTGAAGTCGCAGCAGTAATCTGTTCTATCCTAGCTTTCGGCAACCGTCAACAAATCTATAAAGCTTGCGAAAAGACATTGGCTATTATGGGAGATTCACCATACCAATGGATTATGTCTAAAAAATATCCAGTACACATTGGAGATGATGGTTGTTGGTATAGGATGCTCAAAAAGTTCGATTTTTCAAATATTTGTTATTTTTTAAGACAGATATATGAAAAATTTGATTCACTTGAAGATTGCATAATTGATGCAATGAATAATAATGGATTTACCTCACATATTGAGGTTTTAACGGCTATTTTTATTGGATGCAATGGAATACCCCAAAATACCAAATCGTGTTGTAAACGACTTAATTTAATGCTAAGATGGTTAGGTCGCAAAAATAGTCCAATAGATGTAGGAATATGGAAGTCATTAGACCAATCAAAACTTCTTCTTCCGCTTGATGTTCATTCTCTTAATACCCTAAGAGAAATCGGAGCAATCAAGAGAAAGAGTAATGACATGAAAACAGTCATAGAAGCGACCAATTGGGCTAAAACTATTTGCCCTAATGACCCAACATCTCTTGATTTTTATCTATTTGGCAAGTCGTATGAAGAAGCGCATCCCAAAGAGTTTGAAGAGCCAGAGGAAGTACCAATGAAATCTAACCAGATATTGCTGGTAAGTGTTTATCAGGTAATGGCTCTAAATGAAATGTGCAACTGTTGCGTTTTGGATATTGAACCCTCAATAAAAAATAAAGATAAAGAAACCAAGAAACTATTTTATGCCGCAAAGAAAAGGGTAAATTGGTATCAAAAGGAAGTTAATAACCTGACTATTTCCAGTGGAACAGTTTATGCAGACTTCAACGATAATTTAGACGTTTACATACAGCCTCTTTTATTCAAATATCGTCAAGCTTTAGAGGATTATCTATCTACAATTAAAGGTGTCGAAAATCCCTATTTTGCATCATTGGTAGAAGTTGCTCGCTCAATGACTAAACTTTCTATCACCGAAATATCAAACAGAATAAAAGAATGTATTAAATTTGCGGAAGATTCGATTGCTCTAAGACATTATAAGCAGAAAGAATTATTGGACATTATAAACAATCTTGTAAACTGGGTGTTTAGAAAAGCAGAAGATATAAACTACAATGATAGCTCTGAATGTGTAGAAGCATATAAGAATCTAGTAGACGCATATCAAAACCCAAACATTATTGGTGAATGTATTATTAAAGCTCAACAATTAAACGATAAAGAAGATGAAAGTAAAATTTAAGAAAATGCATCCAGATGCAAAGATTCCAGTAAAACATTACGATGAAGATTTTTGTTATGACTTATATGCTACTTCATGCGAAGAGATAGCTCCTAATGTATGGAAATATGGTTTGGGATTAGCATTTCAGATTGAACGTGGTTATGAAATCATTGAAACTGAATATTCTAATGTATTGGACAGACAAAATGTAGCATTCCATTCAGTTGTAAATATGAAGAACTCTCCGTTAAAATTTTCTATTGATTTCCGCCCTCGGTCAAGTGTTTGGAAAACTGGGATGGTATTAAGTAATTGCGTTGGTACTGTTGATGAACTTTTTCGCGGAGAAGTATCAGCAGTATTTTATCATGTAATGCCTAACATGCCTAAATATAAAATCGGAGATAGAGTTGTTCAATGTAAATTTGGTTTTACTTTGCCTATTGAATGGGAAGAAGTAGAAGAATTGTCAAAAACAGATAGAAATGAGAATGGATATGGAAGTACTGGCTTAAAATAAATGTCATGGGATTTATTCAAAAAGCTTTTTTAAGAGCAAACAACAAGAAAATATTAGATAAACTAAAGGAACTTGGTTATCATATTTGTCCTTGCTGTTATTTTGATAGAGCTGTATGGATTCATATATGTATTCCTACCCAATCTATTCATGGCGTTGGTTATCCTGATGAGTGTTATAATCTTTCATTAGAGGACGAATTGAAACGTTTTTTATCAGAAAGGGAAGAAAACGATATTGATTGCGGTGAAAATGAAAACTTATTCTATTTTATTGCTGCACTCCGAGATGATACCGATGACAGACAAGTCTTTACTAACAGTAAAGGAGATTGGGGTATATATCATGATAACGAATTAGAAGGAGGATTATCAGAAATCGAATTTTTGTATCCACCCAAAGATAATGATAAAGATTATTATCATAAGGCTAGTGTTGAAGAATTAATTTTGTTGTTTAAGAAATGAGTAATACTGGACATAAATGGATATACCGCAAAATAATACCTCGTCTTAAAAACCCGATAAGGTATAAGGTTCGTGTATATTACGGTGCTAAAAGTATTGATGTCGGCATGTTTAGAACATTAGAAGATGCTCTGAAAAGACGTAATCAATATATCAAAGATAATAATATAAGCGAACTTGCATTGAAGAAATATAATACACGTAATGAAAATAAAGATTGAATATGGAAATAAAATTAAAAAGAAGATTTAAAGGAACGAATTATACTATTGGTTCTCTTTTTATAAATAATGTATATGAATGTGACACTATCGAAGATACAGATAGAGGACTAAGCAATGAGATGCCTTTGTCTGTTATTCAAACAAAAAAGGTGTATGGGAAAACCGCTATTCCTACGGGAACTTATGCAATTGACATGAATATTGTTAGTCCTAAATTCAAAGATAGGATATGGGCTAAATTCTGTGATGGTAAACTTCCTAGATTATGTGATGTTAGAGGATTTGAAGGAGTATTAATTCATGTTGGAAACAAGCCGGAAGATACGCTAGGTTGCATTCTTGTTGGACAAAATAAGATTAAAGGACAAGTCATTAATAGTACTGAAACATTCACCAATCTTTATAAAAAAATGGATGCAGCACATAAAAGAGGTGAGAAAATTGTAATTACGATAGAGTAAGAAGAGGGGCTATTTAGCCCCTTCGCTTTTTAGTGATTGCAACTCCATAATTTCATTTGTAAGTTGAAATCTTAATTTCTCAAAATCACAATGAGGTAAATCTCTCACTAAATCATTGATTGCCTCATTAATCATGTAATTCTTACGTATGATTGCCAATTTGACAGCATCATATTTTACTCTTTTTGTTTTCATAGGCTATCATTTTTCAGACTTCAAAAGTTGCTCTATTTTCTCTTCTGTAAATCCAAATTGCTTAGCAAATTTCATAAAAGACTTCTTTTGCTTTTCGGGAATAAGTGCAAACATAGAGTTGATAGGTTTATCACTCTGTAATGCTTTCTTGAAATCTTTGTTTTTCATATTATCATTTCTTTATTCTACAACAATCACATAAATATTTCTTTGCCGAATCCCATGTCTTATCTATGATGTAATCACCTAAATATTGTATTTCCTCACCATGAGGACTTATATCATAAGTAAGGCATATATGGTCTGCTAAGTGTCCTGATTCATGAGACCAAGTTTTTTCAAACTCTTTTGCACTGCTCGTTCTACCTATAACAATTACACTTTTATGCGCTAAGTGATTAGAAAATGTAAGTCCGTTATTATATCCACATGTAGTTAGATTTTTATAAGCTCTTTTAAGAGACTCTTCTCCACATTCGATATATTCTAATTCTTCTATTACATCTTCAAAATATTTGCAAGTATAATCATAAAAGATAGTGACAGTCCAATCGTATTTAGATAAATATATTGTTTTTATTTCCATAACATTAAAAAAAGGCACATTTTAAGTGCCTAAAATTAAAGCATTTCTCTCCAATTTAATGCTGTACCATTACCCATACATAAAGCGAAAAAATATCTGAAAGGCTTTTCTGTACCAACTCCTGCATCTTTGTCATCTATATAATCTTTAATTGCTAATGCCAAATGCTGCTCATCGGAAATAGAACTACCCCAGTTATCACTTTTAAGCATGTTGCATACATACCAACTATTAGAGCCATTGTCTAATTCTAATGTGACACCATATCTGGTTAATAGCTCTTTTACTTTTTCTTTTGGCACAGGAATGTATGGATTATCATCTTTATCTTTCATTTTAGAAATAGCAAATTCTGCCATTTTCTCACTAAAATTAAACCCATAATTTTGTAGATAAATCCGCATATCTTCCGGGATATTATCATATAAATCAAAGCTTGCTCCTTTTTTCATATCTTTTAGTATTAAAGGGGGACTATTATATCCCCCTTAGTTTGTATTAGCGACGACGACGACCACGACCAGAGCCTCTTACACCTCTGCGTTCTCCCATCATTTCTTCATCATCGTATTCATCGTATCTATTCCCGTAAGAACCACCACGACTACCACCACCATAAGAACCGCCTTGTCCGCTACGTTCTCCCATTGATTCCATTTCGTCCCAAAGGGTTTCGAAATCTTCTTTTAGGCATTCAAGACTCTCTTTGAAGTCCTTAAAGGCTTTTCCTAATCCGCCTTTTCTTTCGCCTTCCATTATTTCAATCATTCCCATAATATTATTATTTAGAATTTGTTGTTTTGGGTTTATTAGACGTATTCATTTCTATCAAAAGAGATTTTATATCTCCCAATCCATCTTTTACGGATTTAACCTCCTGTTCCAATGAATTAATCCTATCTTCTTGTTGCTTCTCTTTAGCAAATTGAGGATTTAGTTCTTTTAAAATACTATCACAAGATTCTATAACAGACTTATGATATGGAACGCTTTCTACAATTTGCTTACTAGTTTGTATCATTGCTTCAACTTCCGAAATGATAGCCTCCTTCTTTTCGGAAACAATCACATTTGGATAAGCGAACATTTCACCATTTGCTGGTAATTTTTGAAAGTCTAAAACTTCCTCGCCACATCTTACCTTAATGTCAATAAGCATTTCTGGTTGAGGACTATAAGGTATTGACGGATTATAAGTAGGATATTTAGGGACAGGTGAACTTACAGATTCAATCTGCCCTATCTTAACTGTTGGTCTTTCTCCTTTAGAAAGAACATATATAAAACCACCTTGTCTACTTGATGAAAACATATAATAAACTTTTAATTTGTTTTACATAGACGGGATTTTACTCCCGTCTATAGATTCACTTACTTGCTACTGATGTAGGTGCAGGGGTTGTTCCGCCTGTCTGAAAATTGACAAAACGTATAATCCCTTCTCTTTTATTGATAAAAGCAAATACTTCTTTTGAGTTTGTTATATCAGAACCAATAACATTTGAACTGTTATGGTCTATAACATTTACTTTACTTTCACCATTATTAGAAGAAGAACTCCCTACATTTGTACTATTATTGGACGTTGGAATAGCAATCGTTACAGGCAGTGCTTCACCACCTGTTGGAACTGCTTGATTAACTTGCACAGTCACATAACATTCACAAGGAAGCTGATTATACAGACATTTATCAATCCCATAGTCTACACTCGTCTCTGATAAGGCTACGTTTGTTGTCGGCAACTCAAATATACAGAGTTGTTTCAAACAAGAACGTTGTCTTGTCGGAATAGCTGGACCGGGACCACCTACCCACCAATATGGATTGAACGGATTTAAAGGATTACCATACATAGATACCTCCTTTCTTAACAACCGCAGTTAGTGTAAGGAGTAACCCCCATACTTACAGGCACACTATAGTTTACAGGAATCATACTTCCCATTGCTGGAATGTATGGAATTGTTACTGTTTCAGGTTGTTTACATTCAATTTTAGCCAATCGAGCACTTAAATCACTAAGAGCAGCATTTACAGGCGCAATAGTTTGAGCTTGGAAAGCTTGAATATTTCTTGTCTGTGCATCGTTAGAAATTTGAGCAAGCAAAGTACTCTTATCTTCACGAAGCTTATCAATTTTATCAAGCAAGTTCTGATTCTGCATAGCATCCAATTTAGACAAGATAGCTTGCGTATTAGCAGTTGCTCCATCACGTAAAGCCAAAGTGTTCTGATTTGCAGTGTTAACCAATGTATTGGTCTGATTGCAAATAGACAACTGATTTTCATAACCTTGCGTAGTAATAGCATTCTGTGTCTTGCAGCAACAATCTGCAATAGCCTGTGCAATCTGACAATTTCCAGATTGAATGCTATTGATAATTTGTTGGCTTGACATACCCACTTGATTACCAACACCTTGAATTTGTGTCATAACGCCATTAATAGACTGTTGAATTTGTCCAACTGAACAATTCAAATTGGTAGCTAAAGTGTTAATAGCCTGACCATTTCCTTGAATAGCACTCATTAGTAATTCCCTTCCTGCATCATTGTTAATCAAATTTGGAATACCAGCGACACCATATCCGCCACCATTTCCACCATCGTTACCACCATTATTACCCCAACCATTACGACCGAAAAGAGGGAAAAGGAAGAACAAGAAGATAATCCATAAGAACCATGAGCCATCTCCACCAAAACCGTTTCCATTTCCTTTGCTATTCAAAGCCATTAACAAGTTAGGATCAATACCTTTCTGCTGCAAAAGTGGAGCAAGCATAGCCATCATTCCACTTCCGCTTCCACTCCCTGCATCAGGAGTATAAACAACTGTTTTTGATTCCATAAAAAATACATTTAATATAGTCCGACATTGAACTATGCAATAAATAAGGTGAAAACTACAGAAATATACTACGCAGTATTTTATGGTATATATCACGTTGAATACCAACTATGTATGAAATATTCCCGAATATATTTGGAAGGTAGTGTACTAATTAGTACATTTGTGTCCATAATAGTACACTATGACTTTAGAACTTGATGTAGCAAAGAAAATAGATGAGATTGAGAAAATAGTCTGCACTCATTTTGGAGTGACAGAACAAGAACTTGTAAATAAAGAAAGGATGGAAAATGTCGTATCGGCTAGAGCTTTCCTTTTTTATATATTACATTATAAGTTGGAAATGTCTCCATTGACAATTAGTAAAGTATATCCAAGACAACCTCGATCTATAAAAAAAATGTGTGCTAAAATAAAGAATGGATTGAAATTTCACAAAATATATAACACTATCTATGATGATTTGCTCAAAAAAATAGAACCTATCCTGCCAAAAGATTTGGATAAGTTTTGGAATAGAGAAAATTTATAGTATATTTGCAGCGTCAACCACAACTGACAAGAAGAAATTGCTAATTTATTAGCGGAGTGTTCCGGGAAGATGTGTTGTGGCTCTTTTCGGAACATTCTTTTTATACTATTATGAACAATATCATCTTATCAAAAGAAAGTTCTAATGAGGAATTGAAAACATACTTTAATGCAGTTCTTGAATTATCTCAATCTAACAATGAGTTTCCTGTCAATCTTGATGATGTTTGGATGCTTGTTTATGGAAGAAAACAAGAAGCTGTAAGAGCATTAATATCAAATGACCAATTCATAGAAGGCGTTGATTATCAGTCGGTGCGCAAAGATGCGCAGCAAGATTTAGAAAATTCATGGGGTGGAAATAACAAGGTTGATTACAAATTATCCGTCTCTTGTTTAGAGTTCTTTATAGCTCGTAAAGTAAGACCTGTATTTGAAGTATATCGACAAGTATTTCATAAGGCTATAAACAATATAGTTTTGCCTAAAACTTTTGCCGAAGCTCTAAGATTAGCTGCCGAACAAGCAGAGCAATTGGAAAAACAACAAGCTCGAATTGAAGAAATGAAACCGAAAGAAGAGTTCTTTGACCAAGTTACTGATAGTAAAGATGCTTGTGACATGGCAACTGTTGCCAAAGTATTAAATATGGGTATTGGTAGAAATAATCTATTTGAGATTCTTAGAAACAACAAGATATTACAAGGGAATAATCAACCGATGCAACGTTATATTGATTTAGGATGGTTTAGAGTAATAGAAACTCAATTTACTAAGAAAAGTGGAGATATTTGTATTAACTTCAAAACAATAGTATATCAAAAAGGTGTAGAAGGTATACGAAAATTACTAGCATCATTGGGATATAAGAAAGCCGGAAATTAATCCGGCTACTCTTTCCTGAAAACAATACTAGTCTGTTATTTCAACTTTGTAATTCATTAATGCGTTATAAACTGCTTCTGATATATTTTCTTTATATTTATTCGCTAATTCCTTTAAATAATCTTCTTTAGCTTTTTTATAAACTTCAAAAGCTTCATCTGTGCTATTATAACAACCAAGATATGTAGGAATACCATATTTTGATATTCTTGCTTGGAAAACATTATTTCCTTTATCAAAATACATTCCTATTGGATATTTACCTCTCCTATTTTTATCATTCATGACTGCTAAATTAATTTCTTTAGGAACTACACAACAGGTTTCAGGAGAATAAACCTTATTCCCTTTGATAAGAATGTCTTTGTCTATGTTATATCCTTCTTTATAATTTTCATCATACCATTTAGCAAATTTTTGAAAGTCTAGCCATTCTTCACAAATTATACAGTTGGAATAAGATGGATGCCTCCTATCTTTATTAAGACATCTTTTACGTATTCCCATCCAAACATTATAATAAACAGTATGCTTACCATTTAATTTGGATGGGAAAAAGCCGCTTTTAAATTTTACTTCGTTACCATTCAATTTAGGTTTAACTTTACCCTTTTTAGCGTTATATCTAAATACGATATTTTTTTGATTAAAATCTTCCCAAAATATTATACATTTACTATTTGGAAGTAAATCATCTACAATATATTTACCATATTTATTATAAAAAACATCTCCTTTTTTCATTTTTTTTCAGCAAATATAATCAAAAATCCAAAAGGTGGCTTTAGTTGAAGTATTATATAACAGTTTTTAACGCAGCACCTCCATTAGGATGGTCGCCACTGTATGTAATAACACTTGCCAATCTATCATCTATGCTTCTCAAAAGTTTAGTTTGATTTGCAAGCTCACTGTACATTGGGTTCTGCAATGGGTCTAAGCTAGTAAATGCAGCAAAGAAATTGTTGATAACCATATTGGTGTCTGCGACAAAATATCTCATTGAATTAAGATAAGCTTCAATAACATTAGCGGTTTCTTCCGTCACACCAGTGATCCCTTGATTAAGAGTAGATCCATTGTCCTCTCCACCAGTAATTGGTACACCGAAATTCTCTGCTATTGTTTTGAAATACTCATTTAAAGCAGGCATCGTTTCATCAATTTGTTTCTGCAACGCTTCTAATTCATCATTAGATAAATATGAATCAGAACCAATCATATTATCTAAATTCTTCATTATCGGTTCTAAGAATTTTTCTATTCCTCTTAGAGCCAACTGTTTCATAATTACATTATTGATATATTCATCCCATTTATCTTCTAAAGCTGTTAATCCATCGCCTGTTTCTTTATAGGCTTCTAGCCAAGCAGATGCAAATTCTTCTGCGGCAGATTTCATGTCTGCTCCGCTACCAAAGCCACCAAGTTCAGCTATTTTTTGATTTTGAAGTTCATTTGCCTGTTCTTGCAAATCAGTTATAGCTTCTTTCCATTCATCTATTCTATCCCAATCTGTATCTTTCTTATCTTCTTCGGCAGCTATCATATTTTGATAACTCTTTATTTGGTCTTGAATATTACGTTGAGCATTTTCAGTACTCATATTCAGAGTATCAATAGTATATGCATTTTCTATTGCATTACCTAATCTTTGATAAGCCTTTTGAAGCTTTTCTACTTGCTTTATTTCCTCTTGAATGGTTTGCTCTCTTCTAGCATCATGTTGCTTATTTAATGTTGTGAAAATAGATGTTATAGAGCCAACCGCATCGGCTACTGCTCCGGCAATATTACCACTCTTGAAATTATTCCAAGAGGACATAACTTTTTCGTTTACATTACCCAATAATTCTCCTGCTTGTGCCGCTTCTCTCCATCCTCCTTTGGACGTATCAACGCCTTGTGATTCTTGAAGTTCTTTAAATTGATTCATTATGTCAATGGTAGCGTTGATAGATTGATATATTCCTGTAACTATCTTGTCAATCATTGACATGGCTGCACTCATTCCACCCTGTATCTGTCCCATTTTACCGGATATGTTAGACAGTTTACCTTGTGAAATGTTCAATTTATCATTAGAATTATTTAAAGCACTATTAGCATCTTGCAAACTCTCTGTAGCTGCTATAAGGTCATCTTTTGCGGACGCATCTATTCCAATTCTACCTCTAGCTTGTTCGGCTTCTGTTTTTGCGCTTTCAAGTCTATCTTTAGCAATTTTCTGTTCTCTCAACAGTTGATTATATCTTTCTGTTTCTGCATTAAATTCCGCTTGTAGTCTTTTTAGTTCTCTAAATTCTGCAAAAGCATTTTTACTAAACGGAGATTTAATCTGTTTTAATCTGTCTTGTATCTTATCTATCAAATCTGTATATACTTTCAAATCTGATGCATTTAGATTTCCGGCAGAAGAGTTTATAAGCTCCTGCATTCTAGCTATCATTGCTTCTAATTGAGAAGCAGAATAAGCGGATAAGTCCCCCATAGCTTGAATATATTCAGGAGTTTCTTTGAACTTATCTGTATTAATCTTGCTAACTTCCTTATTTACTTTCTCTGTGACATTTTTAACGACTGTCGCATATTGTTCGGCATTCAAGCTTCCTTTATTGAAGAAATCAGTGGCAAAGCTGATTTCAAGTGCTCCTGAATTTTGTACTTGTTTAACCTTGTCTACAGATTGTTCTAAATAATTATACAATAAATCAGAACGTCTTTTAAGTTCGTTCTTTTGATTATCAGTTATTTTTTTCTGCATCTTGAAATAAGAATCAAGTTCTTTTTCTCCTAATTTTGTAACATCGGGATATTTTTCCTCTAACGCTCTAGCTATATCGTCCAACGTAGTTACATCAATGCCAAACAGATTTTGAATCAGATCTTTAGGAACACCTTTAGCCTCCAATTCGATATACAGTTGATAGCTATTAAACATTGAGTCCATTTGACGTTCAAATTCACTGATATTATCAAGAGTCGCTGAAACTGTAATTTCTGAACGTAATTCACCAATGGTATTTTGCCAACTTCTCTTTAATGCTTCCGCTGATTTACCACTAATAGTATTAGAAATGGACTCCATCTCATTAGCTATCGAAGCCTTATCAAATTTTAGTTTTAATGGCTTATTGAATAATTTTTGATAAGCTGTTCCAAAAGATGAAGTTATAGTGCTTGTAGCATCTTCTTCTCCCATTGTCTGTCTTAGCTTCTCATATTGAGATTGCATTTTTTTCAATAAGTCTAATTGAGCCTTTATCTTACGTTCATAGGCTGTCTCTCCGGCTTTTTCGCCTTTCTTATCCGTATATCCAAAAAGTTTAGCTAGAGCTTGTTGAGCCTCCCCAGCTGATTTTGCTAACTGAATTGCGACTTTTTGATTCTTGTCTATATGAGGTGCAAGATTCTCAACTGAATTGGCATTTTCCTGCGCTGCTTCAATTAAGGCTTTACCAGCTGCAAAAATTTTATCTCTATATTCTTCTACATCTGTTTCTGCTGTAACAATTGGTAATTTTAAAGCGTTTTTCCCTTTTATTTCAGGCTTATTATTATATTCATTTACATATTCAGATAGTTTTTTTTGCAGGTCGGTCATTTCTTTCTCGACTTCCTTTTCGTCATAAGAAATGCTAATACCTAAATCTTGTTTTATTCTATTTTTTAAAAAAAAGCGTGCAAAATTGCTTTCCGCCCCGGCAGAAGATTTTATAAATGTTGCCATTCTCTTTCCTAAATCTTCTTGTTGCTCTTTTGATAAAGCTTTAAATTCAGCTAATGTAATATTTGCTTCTTTAAGAGCGTTATCTCTTAAAGAAACATAACTTTTGTTCATCTCCTGCATTTGAACTACTCTATTTTCATTAGCATCTTCTAAATCTTCAAGTGATTTTTTAGCTGCAATCCTTAGATTATTGAGCATACGATTTGATGTTTGAGTATGCGTCGCCAATGATCTAGCGTATGCTAAAAGAGCCTGTGTTTTTTCTTCAATAGTCGTATTACTATTTATTATTGAATTAACCTGTGTTTTAATAGAATCTGGTATTTCTTTTTCCGTTTTAAATAGGAATTGGATTTCTTTTACTAAAGAATCATAATCTCCTGTTAGATTTTTGATAGCTTTTTTTTGTCTATCTAAAGATTGTGTATAAGATTCTGCTTGTTCTCTAAAACTATCTCCAAATAAAGGAGTTCCTGCTTGCATTAAGCGATTTAAGGTCTGCGTTCTTTCAAGTTCATCATTGTATTTTTTTTGTTCAGATGCTAATGATTTTATACCTTCTTTATTCTGCATTACCTTTGCGTATACTTCGGGATATTGCGTTTTTAGTATATTTAAAAGTTTCTGCGTTTTTTCTCTTTCTTCATTAGCTTTTTGTTCGGCTTCTTTATATTCTTGCGTCCCCTTCTTTACGTTTGATAAAGAAGATTCTGCATCTTCTTGTGCCTTAACTTGCTTCTCTATTTTATTTGTTAAAGATTCAAGATTGCTTTTTTGAGTATCTATTTGATTATTTAAAACATCGTATGTAGCACGAGTTTCGTCAAGTCTTTCTGTTAAATCTTTTAGATAGAAGATAGTTCCTGCAATAGCTGTAGCTACAAGAATCCACGGGTTTGCCTTTACAAAATTAAATGATTTTATTAGAGCATTTGTAGTATACCCAATAGCTTTAGTTAATCCACCTTGTGCTATCATTGCTTCGGCTGCCGATACGCCAATCTTTCTATTCGCTGCTGCTGCTATTGCAGCTTTTATAGAATATGTAACAAAAACTGCGCCTGCGGTATTTAATGCTATTGCAAAATCTCTCCATTGTGCAACTATAGTATTTAATATATTGATAAATCCTTTCAAAACTCCATCATTAGCCTTTCCTATCTCATTAAACATAACATCAAAGTTATCTTTAAGATTGGAAATCATACCTGCCAATGTCTCGGCTTGGATTTCTTGCATGTTATAAAATATACCTCCTGCTGACGTAATCCGTTTAAAAACTTCTTCTACATCACCAAAGGCAACCATACGTTTAGTTATTCTAGCTTGGACTTCGCCAACAGATACCATACGACCCTCTAGTTCTGTATACATAGTGGCAAGCTCTTGAAGCAATCCGACACCAGCTTCTGTAAATTGTCTTACTTCTGACGCACGTAAATAATTAGCAGCTTTTACTTGCCCGTATGCAAGAATAAGACGCCCCATGTCTACACCTAATCCTGCTGATACGTCAGCAAGCATTTTGGTCGTATCATATAGTTTATCAGCTTCAATTTTATATGCTGCTAATTGTTTTGTATAAGTTACCAATTCTTTTACTTGGAATGGTGATTTAACAGCTAATGCCACTGTTTTTTCCCATAAAGCGTTTGCCTCATCTTTGTTTTGCAAAATTGCTTGCAATGCTCTTTGCTGTAGTTCAAATTCTCCTCGTACAGAAACTAGCTTTTCCACATATCCCTGTATAGCTGAAACGCTAAATAATAATGCTATTTTCCTAGTTAATTGAACGGTAGTATTGAGTACACTACTTTGAGATCTTTTAACTCGTTCCATACTTTTTGCAACATTATCATTTGCTTGTTGAAGCCGTTGTGTTTCCGATGCTATTTTAGATAATTGGGAAGAGTAATCTCGTCCAGTAGAGTTTAAGGCTCTTTGTGCATTAGCTAATGCTTCAATCTTTCTTGCCCGTTGAACAATAGTGACCTCGCTTTTATTTAATGCTCTTGCGTATTGTTCTTCGGCTCTTGCTGCTTCTTGATTAGCCTTATTTGCTCTTGCGCTATTTTTCTTTTCTTCGGCTTTCGCAGCTTTATCTAATGCTATTGCAACCTTTTGAGCAGCTTTACCAAGTTCATCTTCCGCCTTCGCTTGTTTTTGCAGTAAGGATTGACCACTTCTATATAAAGCATTCAATCTTTCTAATTCTTCACGTTTTCTTTGTTCAGGCAAAGATTTTGAGTCGGATTCTAAACTTTTTAGTTTAGCTAAATTGTCAGCTACCTTCTTTTGCTCTAACTGGTAATTTACAATCGCTTGTTGTTTTTGTTGATATAATGCTATTGTTTGTTTGATTGATTCAGCTTCGGCTAGATTTGAAGCGTAATTAGACTGATCTTCTTTTGATAATACACCACCCTTACCACTTTGTATTTGAGATAAAGTGTTTTCATATTCTTTGATTGAGCGATTTATTGCATCTAATCGCTGTTGTTGTATCTTTAAGTTCTCATTAATACCTTGCCATGCCAAAACAGAATTATTGGCAGACGATGATTGAGAAGATATATATTTTAATTGATTCAGCTTATTCGCAACTTCGGCTATTCCAGCAGCAGCCTTTTCCGAATCACTCGTGTATTTTTTTAACCCTGACCCTAAATCTAATTTACCTATATTTTTTAATGCATCAAGCCGTTTTATCAATGGGTCAACAGATAAAGCCATGCTCGAAAATGCTTGATTGAACCTGTTTGCTGTTTTTTCGCTACTTTCAGCTATAGCATTTATTTTAGTATCTGCTAATTCTAGTTTCTTTAATACCTCATCAGGTATTGTTAATACATATCCTGTTGCTCCCATTGTTATTATTTATTTTTGATTAAAAATTGGTATGCCAAAATCATTTTTAAATAAGTCGTCGGTTGAATTTATTTTTGGTGCTTTGTCTTTTTTAGCTTGTTCTTCTGACAAATATTCAATATGAGTTGTATCGTATTGTGCTAGCAATATTTGAGGAACTGTCATGTGCCACATGTATTGTTCCATAGTCACAGATGGATAAGCTTTTATAAAATCAAACATTTCCCCGTAGCTTGTTCTTGCGATGACTGTTTTCGTTCTTCCATCTTCGTCTTTCTTTCCAGTGTCATTTGGCGGAACGTCTGTGTCAATTCTGTAATCGCAAAAAAAAACTCAACTGACAATAAGTTAAGAACTTCAAATAGAATAGTAGCCCAGTCTTTCATATCCTCGCATTCCCAAAATAAAGCATCATATACTTTGTCATATTCAGGGTCGCCACTTTTAATATGGTTTTTATTATTCAACAAAGCAAGTGTAAGAATACGACAGACAGATGGCATATTGATAGAAAGACCTTGTAATACATCACTAAAGGTCGCCTTTTCTACTTTATTTATTTGTGCGGCTTCTTTAGCTATCAGCCACATTATACCGGGTTTCAATGCTGTAATTTCCCATTCTGTATCTTTTAATTTTAAAAGGCTAGGGCTGTCAGTCATAATCTGTACAAGACGTTCCATAGCTTCATCAGAAACAGGATCTTTTATCGTTTTATATGTTGGTTTACTATTTGTCATATCTTTTTAAAAAATAAGGGAAGGAGTAACCTCCCTCCCTTTTATTAAAGAATTGTATTTTTCTTTTTAGATGTAACTCCATTAGAAGCTACCCTTGTTTCTCCGATTGAACTTTCTAGGGAATTAGCCGGAGACACTGATTCCCTTACGCTCCCCCCGTGCCACCTAATGACATATCTGTAGGCGGAACGGTATAATTATAAATCATAGCCAAAGGAGTCAATGTTGCAGTATCTGCCCCATATTTGAACTGAACAGCCTGCGCTGATCCGCCAAGAGCAATACGACCGATAGAAGTACTCATTGAATCAAGAGTAATTGTCGGACTCAATTGCAATTTCGGCAATACAACAGCGGTATATTTACTGCCATTTTGAAATACCATGTCGATACGAGCAAATTTCTCTACATAGCCATCAGGCGCATAGGCGTTCTTACTTGTACCAATGGTGAATCCTAGCAAATCTTTTAAGAGTTCTGCCTGCAAATCTCCAATTTCAGTAGTAAACGTATAGTTACCTGCTTGAATGTTATTAATGATTGGAGTTGAAGATAATTCATTTTCAATAGGATTTTCAGTATTATCCTCTTGTGTGATAGTTGTTGAATCACGAATAATATCCATACATTGCCAAGTTTTTGTACCAGGTACGCCATCTACATACGGTGTTACATATAAAAACTTGGGATTGTAGATAATGGAGTTAGCGTTATTTTTTCTAGTCTCTGTAACTGTTAATGCCATAATTTTTTATTTTTAAACGATTAATAATTGAATTTCTACTATATTACAATGCATCTTAGCATCACTGTCAAAATCAGCAAATGTGCCTTTCTTGCTAACTGTATAAGACGCATTTTTATTGTTTTCTAAAGCTTCATTTAGAGCTTTTTCGAGTTTAGACATTACAGCAACATTCTTACGTCCATTGCTGAATGGCTTTGCATATAACCAAACTAATACAGTTCCTACACCATAGGCATTCAAATCTTGGATAGAATTAGCACAGTCAATCACAACAAGGTCAGACCAAGTAGTATCAATATTTGTAGGGACAGTTGTAAAGAAAGTATTAGAAGATACTTTTTCATCCAATAATTCATTGAAAAAGGTTTCAATAGTTGATATATTTAATAAATTCTTATCCATTTACTTTCCCGTTTTGAATTATAGAAACTTTAGCTTTACCTACTTCTTGTGCCAATGCTCTAATGTCATCTCCAATCATAGATATAACTTTATATTTCCTACGTAAATTACCTCCGCCTAATTCTAATATTCCACCATAAAATATGGCTACTGCAACTACAAGCTGCATTCCCTTATCTTTTGGCTTATAATCATCGAAAAAATCAGAGATAGCCTGTCTACCTGTAATTGCCTCTTGTTGATATGGATCGTATTTAGAAGTTGTTGCAGCTTTACTAAAATACATTTTACTATTTGGATAAAGTTCACCATTATAAAAAACTGCACTCCCATAACTATCGTGAAGATTTTGGGTCTTATTCTTATTGTAGTCAGCCTCTAAATAAGCCTTTTCAATTAAGTTCCGACCTTTTATAGCTAATTTCTTCGCCAAATCATCAATATATGGACTTACACGTCTCATTATCCACTAGTATTATCTTTTACATAAACTGCACAACCACCTAATTGAGTTGGTATAATATCAATAACGATAGCATCAGTAATAGAGAAGCCATACATCTTGCTCCTAAATTTATGACCTTTTTTTATTGATATACCTACTGACTTATCAAAAGGGAAATACACATTGTACGCATTTGATATTACACCTGAATCTTCTTTCTGCGCTCCTTGTATATCACATTTTGTTTCCAAGACTATAATCTCTTCTTCTACCTGTTGATCGGGAGGTTTGCTTTCATCAATCCCATAAGTGTAAAATACTCCATCAAAAGGATATTCTTGCATTATGTCCCTATCTATAATCATCAGTCATACTCATTTATCCAAGTTGTTGTACTACCACCTAATAATTCAGCCTTTGGATCGTCCCATTTCTTATACAGACCTATCATAATATTATATACATCTTTTTTAGAATCGTATCGTTGGCTACCAATTGTTTGAGTATAAGCTCCATGTTGGTTCGTCAGACTAGCAGTATAATTGGGAGCGGTAAAAATCACATAAAGCAAATCAGCTAATAGCAAATCTTTTTGCTGTTGTGTAAGCTGTTTGGTATCTGTAATATCTATAACGTCTCTATCTACTGCAATACGGGTAAGGACTGCCTTGTCAAAGACAAAGGCAGTCAAACCTTCAAGATAGTGTATAATATCAATTTGAGCCATATTAAGAATCTGCTGTTGCTGTATCAACAATAATATGTTCCGGGAACTCTGTTAAAGCAGGAATAAATGACGTAATCAAACGAGTATTCCATGACTTATATTCACCATCTACCATTTCAGCATTATGGATAAGCGAGAATCCATCAATTGGAGCAAAAGCCTGTGACACAACGTTATTACCCGCCATATTAGCCATCTCTTGGTCTAAACTAGTTGTATGCATAATAAGACCTGCATATCCGACTGGACGAAGTACAGCAACGTTTGCAGCCCAACCATTAACAGTAGTATCACCTTTCCAATCCTTATTCTTTTCTTCCTCTACTACAATTTCGATAGGAGAAAGACCATCAAATGCTGCAACAGCATCATCGAATTGTTTTTTCAGAACAACAGGAATATCTGGGGCTTCCATTGGGCTATTTGTGTTCAAATTACGCAAATAGTTTATCCACTGTTTGACTTCCGCATTATGCAGAAATACATCACTGTACATTTTCTTTGGGATAAGCCATTTCATCGCACCAGTAAATCCTGTTCTTTGTCTAAATCCATCTTCAATAATTGCCATTTGAGAGAATAATTTAGCATCGGGAGCAGTCCACACTTTTTCTCCTGCCTTTACAAAGTTTTCTTCTGGAATAGCGGCTTTTTGTTTAATGCCTTTGATACCTCGACCAATATCATACTTAACATAACCTTCTGTCTGAAGTTGAGCGCACATATAATTTGCAGTTTGGTCTTTAGCATCAATCAAGTCTTGGACTCTTTTAGTCCATTCTCTGATAAATTTAGCATCATTCCCAAATTCTGCAAAATATTTTTCCTTATACATACGTTCCATTGCTGTTTCAGCAATAGCATCTGATGTAAAGTCGGGGATTGTTCCTGTATAGAAAGAAATTCCTTCCTTTTTATACGGATGTGCCTTACCTAATGGAGCACGCATATCCAAAACACCAGCAGCACGATTTTCAGATGCTTGAACCATGAAGCTAGCCTTACCAGAAGAATCGGTAGGAGTTACTTCAGGATTAACTGCAAATTGATTTCTCCACCAATTATAATTGATATTAATCATTCCTGAATTATCAATATAATCACGGAGTATTTGCTGACCTTCTCCGCTACGGAAAAAAGCCGCATATCTACTATTATTAAAATCGAATCTTGACATACTTCTTATTTTCTTTAAATTTCAAACCAACCATCAATTCTTGACTTGTTAATAGTTTTAACAGCCGGAGGGATCGGAGACATCAAATAGGTGTACATTGTTGCGTGCAATGCAGGTGTAACCATATACGTAGCTCCTTCCTCATCATCTTCACCTGTTGCAGGTCTATATTTCAAATCCAAATCACAAGGAAGAACAGCATTCGGATTCTGAACAAGCATCTTTTTACCGGAACCAGCTTCGGCAGCTTCAACCAAAATATCATTTTTTGCCAATGTTCCAAGAGTTGCAGACAACGTTAATTTCCATACATTTTCTTTTGTATTAGTTGTTGCCTCTACTGCTGAAACTGTGACTGCTGTACCTGTCGTAGCAAAATCATCAGGAGCTTTCATTAAAACATCACCTACACAAGGTTTATGTCTGAAACCATCTCTTTTTATATATACTGTTGTATCGGAAGAACCAGTAGCTGCCTGAACTTCAAATACCTTCAAAAGAATCACTTCTGCATTTTCGTGACTATTAGCGACACCATTACCATTCCAATGATATTCTACCAAATCACCTGCGTACATCTTACCGCCTGTTTTAAACGGATTCTTGATAATACCACCAGTTTGAGGGAATACTTGGTCATTCAATACGCATACTCTCGGCACAAAGACTTCTCTAGTACCTCCGATAATACCACTTCCCTGTAACATGGTTCTACCATACATTACGGCTGCGGTCGTATTTAAAAGATTTTCTACCATATTCTTATAATTTTTTATTTTTCATTTTTAACATCATCCCAACTTATCTTACTCTTAGAGGGATCACCACCAATAGGCTTGTAAGGGGTTGTCCCATCAGGTATATCAACTCTGGAAAGGTTGTATAATTCTAATGTAGACTTCGCTTCCTCCTTTATATCTAAATCTTCCGAAATTTGAATTTTAGAAATGTAAGTGTCAATCCACTTATCATCCTTAATCCCAGCGGATTTCAATTCAGACTTAAAGTTTTTCCTTACTTGTGATAGAGCTTTTTCCTTTTCTTCTCTTTCTATTTTGTCTTGCAACTGCTGTATCTGCGCTTGTAATTGTGATAAGGCATCGTCATCAGTAGGCGGAGTTTTAGACTGTTGCTGCTGTGTAGTTTGAGATTGAGTGGGTTTATAGCTCTTAATAAAATCTGCCTTTTCTTTTTCAAAGTTTGCATTAGTCCTTTTTACAAAAGGTAATGCCTTACTTATAAAATCAGAAAGTTCAGTTTCATCATTTACCAATAATGGAATTAGGTCATCTATATTCTCATTAATTGTTCTGTCTGACAAATGCAGGGTTTTCCCACCTTCTGTCAGTAAGCCTTTGAGTTGTTCAACGGCTTGTTCTTTTGTAAACTTCATAATTCCTCTAAGTTATGTTAATAATTTGCACACAAAATAAAGGAATAAACTAAGTTATCCCATGAAATAAGGGAACTATTTAGTACACCGGTGTACTAAGTTTTTCTAATATTAAAAAAGCAGAAGATTTAGAATAGTATTTTTGCATAAAATAGTTTAGTCATGTCAGATTTAAAAGTAGAACCCAAAATATTTAAACCACAAGAAGGCGGACAAGAAGCTTTTGTCCGTTCAAATGTAGATGTCTGCTTCTATGGCGGAGTTCTCAACTGTGGTAAGTCTTTTGGAGCAATTCTATCTGTAGCGGAATGGGTAAAAATACCTGAATTTCGTGCTGTATTTACTAGACGTAATTTGGGAGAAACAAAAGTAGGAGGCGGTATGTTGGATGACATACAAGCTGTTTATGGAAAATTTGCTAATGTTAAAGAGTCCGACAGCCCTCGTATTACTTTTAAATCAAAAGCATTTATAGATTTGACGCACTTAGCTGATGAGAATCCCAAGAAACTGATGGAACGTGTAAAAGGATGGCAATATGATTTAGTATACCTAGATGAATTGACATCATACGATTGGAGCACATTCAATACTATTATTACTCGTAATCGTGGAAAAGCTGGAATCGGTTCAAAAATCAGAGGTACGACAAATCCTAAAAAAAATCATTGGCTGCGTATTTTCTTAAAACACTATATAGGGGTAGATGGATTTATTCGTCCAGAAATGGATAGAAAGGTTATGTATTTTTATGTCACAGGAGAAACCGTTGATTCTGTTATATGGGGTGAATCTAAAGAAGATGTTTATAGACAATGCAAAATAGATATTGATCGAAAGCTAAATGCAGTCAATAAAGGTAAGGAGGTATTCACTTACGAAAATCTTATAAAGTCCTTTTCCTTTATTTTGGGTAATATTTCTGAAAACAAGGCTTCATTAGAAAACAATAAAGATTATATTGGTAGTGTTGCTGCATCTGGTGGGAAAAGAGGTCAAATACTATTGGAAGGTAATTGGAATGTGGACGAAGATGATGATTCAGAAGCACCTATCTCATTCTATAAAGCTCGTGAAATAAAATTGGCAGACCCACAAATTAATGGCGATAGGTGGATTACTGCTGACTTGGCAGATACAGGAAAAGATAATTTCGTTGCATTGGTATGGGATGGATTTCACATTATAGATATTGTAGTATTGGGACATTCAACGCCACAACAAAATGCGAATACACTACAAATACTAGGAGCTAAATATAATATTCCCGACACTCATATCATATTTGACGGCAATAATGGCGCTTATATCAATGATTATTTACCTGATGCTATACCTTTCATATCATATAGTAAAACAATGGGTGTTTATTTTAGAGCCTTCTGCACATTAAAAGATGAATGCTACGATAGAGTTGTTTACCATGTGAATGAAAAAGGCATATCTTTTAGTGATAAGGTTGCTTCCAAAATGTATACCCATGAAAAAATGAAAGACGAAATTACTGTTTTTGATGAATTTGTTGAAGAATGTTCAGTAGTGCGTTTTAATGAACAAGGGACAGGAAGGAAACGATTAGCATCTAAAAAAGAGATGAATCAAATGCTTGGTCGAGGACGTTCAATGGACGTGTTAGATCCAATAGCTATGAGATTTTTGCCTGTTCTCCAATATCAAAAAGGAGATGAGCTAGAAAAAACTTCTATCAAAAGAAACGATAGAAAAACCGGAGAGACAAATCTTGAAATTTATAACGATAGTTTTTGGGCGTAATGACAGTTAAAGATATAGAAAATACAATTAAGGATGCTTCTAAGATGAAGCATGAAGTGACAGTAAGAGACATATCGTATGTTATCTTATTCTTTGAATATTGCAGCTCTGTTGTAGCTTATAAATCTATTTTCGATAAGGATGCTGACGAAGATAGTATTAGGAAGTATGATACAAGCAAAAAAATTGAGTTCTTGAAAATGTATATTGCTAGTAACCAAAAGAAAAAAGATGAAGATAAATCAAAAGAGTCTCTTGTCGTTTCAAAGATAGAAGCAGATATAAGCAAGGAAGAAAATAAAGCAGCTATTATTGCTTTGATTGATGAAATCAAGCAAGCAGAAAATGACGGTTTAATAGACAAGAAAGATAGTCTAAAAATGCAAGCTGATTTACGCAATAAACTTGATAACAAATTGGATTCGGGCAATGAAGATATTATGCAATTTATCATTGTCAATCAAAAATTCAATTCTATATGCGAATATTGTGGGCGAGAAATTTCAGTCCCCACAAAAGAAGATTTAATGAAAAAATATAACCTAGTAGAAAAAGACAATGAGTGAAATTTCAGAACAAGTACAAGAATTATTGAATAACCCTGAAAAGATACTACAAAAGAAACCTTTTTTTCGAGGTTATGATACATCGTGTGTATGTAACAATACACTGAATAATTATTTGAAAAGAGCCGGATTTACAGATATGATTTCGGTTACTCTTCCTCAATTAAAAAAACGTGTTATTACGCAAGATGAGTATTTGATGGAATTAGAGCCTGAAAACCATAAGGTTTTATACGATCAGAACATACCTTCTATTACGATGAAACTTGATAATGGTGGCTTTGTTGAGGTTCAATATAAGAAAATGGCGGTTTCTTTCCAACAAAATATTAAAGACAAGCAGGTACAACATTTATGCGGACTTCCAATGTCTTTTACTCTTATGGATGCCAATCCTGATGAAAAACAAAGAGCTGACTTTGTTACCTTTAAACAGTATTGGGATTTAAGAAACCAAGACGGAATGAAAACCAAAATGGTTGACGTTCAAAAATCAGTTGGTGATGTAGGACTTTTATATTATTTTGATAAAAACAATAGAATAAAATCCCGTATATTATCCTATATGGATGGCTATGTCTTATGTCCGCATGACGATGATAATGGCGACCGTATATTAGAAAGCGTTTATTATAAGATTGATGATGTAGAATATATTGATTCATACGATGATACTTATTTTTATCGCATGATAAGAGATAATACTAACGTAGATGATAATGGATGGAGACGTCTAGCACCAAAGGCTCATGGTTTTACAGAAATCCCTTTAATAACTAAAAGAGGAAAGGTCGCATGGGAAAATGCTCAAAGTGTTATTGAGGCTTATGAAATATTATACAATATCTTCCTTGTAATTCAAAAGAGACATGGATGGGGAATATTATATATAAAAGGAGATTTTGAAAACAATGGAAAGAAGATAGCAGGTTCAGTTATCTTAAACAGTAAAAACACATCATATAGTCAAGAAGCAAATACGGATGATGCTAAATTTTTAACTCCACCATCACCACAGGGAACGATAGATACTTTGCAGTTAATGGAGGAAACTATACAGAAAAATTCCAGTACAACGTTCTTGCTCCCTAAAGATGTAAAGACAACAGGAGATATATCAGGTGTTGCTATAATGCTTACTCAATCAATGGATATTGAGAATGCATCAAAAGGTGTAATAGAATGGCAAAATGTTGCGGATAAAATGGTTCGTCTATTCAAACAAGGATTAGCAAAAGAACTTGTAGTCTCACAAATTCAACCCAGTGCTATTACGGATTTCGACAACTTACATATTAACGCTAAATTCAAAGTATATAGACCTCAATCTGAAACTGATATTGTAACAAGATTACAAACAGGAGTTACATCAGGATTTCTTTCTGTTGAAACTGCCAGTGAAATGAACCCTGATGCAAAACCGGATGAGAAAGCTAGACTTGAAAAAGAAAAGCAAAATAAAATAGATGAGCAACTATACCAACAGGAACAGGCATTGATAATATCTCAAAAATATTCAGAACAAGGTAATAATAACAATAATAAAAAGGAGGAATAACTATGTACACGAATATCATAAACAACATTATAGAATTAGAAAAGGTAGAAACATTTATTGATATAAAACCTTACTATGTTTTCTTATATCCGAAATCAGAGGATGCTAGCAATGTGATTATTGTAGATGGTCTACCTACATATCAGAGTAAGAAAGAAAATTTAGCTTTGCCTCTGTTAACTTGCGTTTGGAATCCTATTGCATTAAACAACATTGTTGTTACAGATGATATGCTTTCAAATTATAAAATATTTATAGGTTATATACAATGATTGGTGGGGCTAAAGGTATAGGCATTGGTATTGATTTTGGTATACCAAATCAATACTGTAGGGCTACTAGTAAGCCCTACATTGAAAAAGACGTATTAGATTCATTACGTGTTGTTGCTTCTGCTTATGGTAAATCTAATAATGATGCTGACCGTTCTATAGTCAAGAACTTGGTGGACCCTGACAATCCCTTTGTGATTAGCAACGCAGCTTATGATAAAATGTCCAGTTATGGAGGTTATGAGTTTGCTAAGTTTGATAATACTTTAGATTGGTATAATACAGAAGGCAATGATAGTGTTGAAGTTGTGTCGAGAAATGGGCATAGTATTACTCTAAAAAGATTAACTGGTCCTAATTTTTGGTATTTCCAAAACAGCACATTTAGAGGGCTTATATCGAATGTTATTCCATTTAAAGTTAATAGTAATAAGAATATAACTGTCATTTGGGACGTACACGGTCTTAGCATTTCAGAAGGAAAAGATAAAAGTGTTAGAATACAAGAACTTGTATTAAATCCTAATGAAGACAATTATACTAACTTAAAAACACTAAACGAAGAAGAACTAGCTCAAATAGATATTAGTACAAACTCTTTGTATTACTTATTATGGTTTGATTTGTCTACTCTTGCAGTAGATGAAGAAGTAACTATCGAAATGCTTCCCCTGTTCGAAGGCGCCTTCGTCACCGACGGAATCGACGACCTGATTACTTCCACCAAGACCGTACAGGAGATGCTGGGAGGTAGTAACGAGATTACGGTGGTGAGTATGATTCATCAGGTTAAAGATTCATCTAATAATGTATCTTTTACCAATTATATAAGAGGTAGTGCCAATGGCTATTTCCGTAATATCGTGAATAACTACGACAAGACTGGAATATATGGATATACTTCTTCTGACTTAATGGCTTTGTCAGTTGTAAATAATATATTAGGTGATAAGAATGATTATACGTCTAATGGCGACAATAGAGACTCCATAATCAATGGTAATTTTAGCGTTCAAGGATATTCGTATAATGACGGTAATAATACTGGTGATTTTAGCTCTGTCGCTTGGTACTGGACAATCATCGCCAACAAGGTACTTACTACCGACCAAATCAACCAAGTAATCGCTTACTTCAACTTGGATAGAACTCTTAACCCTGATATACTGTGTAATACTATCAAGCAGGGAATCACCAACGAGAACCACGCAGAGTTTGGCGATAAGCTGATTGACTTTTCCGGTAACGGTAGGTATATTCAGTTGAACAATCTAGCTTGGGACGGGGATAGTGGTATAGGTAAGTATAATTATCCTAACTGGAAGGTTAATGTTACACAAGGGAATAAATACGCTCGTATTGTTTATTATGATTCTATCAATGGTACTTATTCGGCTAACTTTAAAGGAATAACAGATCTTTATAAGAGTTATGGCTTGTCAATAGAGATTAGAGTAAATAGAGCAAACACTGTTGATTTTCATTCAATAAAGGAAGATGGTATATACACTATGACTCCACCCGATGATACTACAAGTATAGATATACGTTTTGGTGGAGAGAACGTTTATAATGCTTCTTGTGATATAACCATCACCCAAATCCCTTCCCACGCAGGTGCTCTCTGGCTTGACGGAGTAAATGACTTCGGTAAGGTGACAGGGATGCCGATTTACAAGGATTATACGGTAGTAACCGATAGAGAAATATTTGCTAATATTGGAGCTATATTGTCAAAGAATAATCCGGGGGCATTTGTGGAAACTGCCGGAAATAGTGTTTATAGTTTTGGTCAAGCTACTTCTGGTCTAAATTTTATTTCTACTAGAAGTATATCTTATTTATCTAAATACTCTTATTGCGGGCAATCTATAACAGCAGGTGCAGCAGAAGATGGAACTGATATGTGGTTAGGCACGATACGAGATAATGATAGCCGTTTCTTCAACGGAGCTATCTACTCTCTCATGTCCTTCCCATATAGTATGTCCGAGTTCTTGATAGAGCGCCAGTTGAAGAAGCATAAGCTAGGTACGCTTTATCCGAATATGGTGGAGTTTAGACCGATAGTGAAGAGTAATAATAAATGGGATACAATAGAAATATGGCAAGGAGATAAATCATTATATAGACCTACTGTTAATGATGATAAAACAGGTATTTATTTAAAAGGGGATAGTACTATCGGTATTTACGTGAAACCTTATGTTGGTCAAAAAGTAAGTGAAATTGTTTATAATGGGGTTTCTTATACTAATTTAAAATTAAATAGTAATGGATTCTATTATAAAGTTGTTCCAATTACCAAATCTCCACAGAAGATTACTATGACTATCGAACAGGATGAAAACTATGTTTTGTTCAATCCTGTTATTACAAGTAATGTAGAATATCATAAGTTAGACTTTTATTTAAATAATTATCAAAAGAGAATTAATATAGGAGATTATATACCAAAGGGTGCTTATCTTAGAGCTAATTTTTATCTAAAAAATAATGTTGATGAACTTACAGTATTTACATTTAACGGAGTAAATATTGGTTATAGAAGAAGTTCCGTTGATGATACGGCTTTTAATATTAGTTATATATATAATTATGACTCTCCACAAGAAGTAAATATTACTATTGACGAGTACATCAGATACGAGGACATTGTGCAACCATATCCAAGTTTCGTTAAGTTAGAAAACCTAGATAGAACTCATACTTATACTTGGGGAGATAAGCTAAAAGTAGGAGATATTATTAGGTATAATTCTTCTAAAAATTTACTAGAAGGAGCTTATACTTTAAGGGGACAGATGGAGTGTAACGGTGTATACGTATTCGATAATAACCAACAAATCGTTGTTACTAAAGAAATGGTGTTTGCTTGGTCACATAGTCCGATTTGGAATATCGACGACAACGAACCTAAATGCATTCTTTCTCCTAGACTATTGAGAATACCTAACTCTAGCTATAAGATTCTAGGTTACATTCCCGATATATCCGGTCATGGTAATCATGGAGTTATTCATAACTCGGCTTATGCAGAAGGAAGTGGAGTTAATGAAGATGGTTCATACCAATTTGATGGTGTAGATGACTTTGTTACTATTCCTACTTTGTCTAGCGGAGGTAAGCAGGTGTTGATGAAGGTGAATTGGAATACCATTAATAGTATTATATATGACCAAAGAGGTAGTGGAGGTTTTGCAATATATTGTTCTGATTATAAAAACCCAGCTGATTCTATTATAGTTCCTGCTTATAAAGGAAGAAATGCTGCTGGTACTACATATATTGATGGTATTAGAAATGAATATATTATTGCTAGTCAATTAAGAAACGTTACTCATAATATTGTAGAAATATTAGATACTTCTTACGCAGCAGGTAAAATCAATCCTATTATTGGCAAGTCGTATATGAATACTAACTATGGTAGTTTAGCTCTCTACGACTTCATGCTCTTCGACAACATCTCAACAGACGGCAAGATTAAAGAGCTGAACGAGTATATAGGTATTGAAGCTAAGGTAGAGTTACCTCCTTATTATTGGGATGCTTATGGTAAAACTAATCTCGATGAAGATAAGGCAACCATTCGACAAAGAGGTGTAGCCATAGGTGATTATGATTTGATTAATAATAACTTTGCTTATGAAGGCATGTCAGGTTATAATGGTTATCCTGTTGTGTTTGGTGCTAATAAAACTTGGGCGAATGAATCTAACGGATATGTTACTAGTATTACTAGTAATACTATTCATATTACTAATGTTCTAAATGCAGGTTTAGCTTTATTATATTCTTATGTTAAATATAAAGGTAATCTTCAAAATATAAAAGAAATACCTCCTTTTAAGATTGAAATTAAAGGGTTAGAAGGTAGGTCTAAATTTATATATAAGTATTTAGCAACAAGCGATGCAACTAAGGAAACAAATCTATATCTTGGGAATGGTACTCATGAACTACCCAAATCGTTCCTTCCGACAGAGGCTTTGGTTAATGATAGTGTGGTAGGTTTTTCAATAAGTCCAATTGAAGAAGGAGTTACCAATTTTTTAAGTGATATAACTATTGAAGTTCTTCCTAAATATGAAAATGGTCTAGTATATGATGGAGTAGAGGATTATTCAGTAAATACTAATATTCCAGCGTTGACGGATTATACTTATATTTGTAAAAGGACTATTCTGAATATTCCTAGTAACGGGGCAACTTTACTGAAAGGAGCGCACAAAACTAATGGTGGTGCATTTATTGCTGATTATAATAATAAATGGCAATTTAATTTTGGACAGTACAACATTATCCAAAGTATACCTGATGGAATAAACTGGCAAACCAGTAGTAGTTTTAATGGAACTTCTATAAATAGAGGAACTAATACTGATGATAAAGGTATCACAATAGGGAGATTTTCAAATGGATATGCTAATATGGTACTTTACAAACTAATCCTCTATCCTAAAACCATACCACTATTGCAGATTAACTTCCTAAAGAACCTGATGGAAAGAGATGAGATAATTGATTTAAATAACCCAATATTTATACAATAAAATGAAAAAGTTAATTGAAAAAATAAAAGCTTGGTATAAAGAAAGCAATAGAGATAAGCACTCATACGTGGGTGCTATCATCTATTGTACTTTTTTTGTAGTAGGTTTTGCATTAGGGATAGAACTTATTCCTAATGCTGTTATCGCTACAGGAGCTACAGTAGCTTCTATGATGTCAGCTGAATATAAAGACAAGGAACATGGCTCTTTGTTTGATTGGCTAGATATTCTTGCGGGTATGACATATCCTATACTGATTGATATTGTTTGTTTAATTATTTACTTAATTATAAAATAAGATGAAATATATTGTATTACCAAAATCCGTTTTAGACGAAGTTCCACAAGAGACGTTAAATGAGTTGCATTTAGTACCTAGAGTAAGCACAGATGGGGAATCTGTATTAATGAAAGTCGCAAATTACGAATTACTTTTTCCTCTTGCTGTAACTCTTCCTGAACTAGGAGAAGATACTCCTGTTGAACCAATATATCCATATCCTACTTATGAAGGAGATGCCCTAAATACTTTATTGCAAAGTAGCGAATGGACTAGTCAAGATAATTCTGTTTTAGGCGAATCTATTCTTGAATCTCCAACGGTGAAAACTACTTCTTCTAAAACAAGAAAGAGTACAAAAAATACCGTGTTATAAAAAATATTATTATCTTTGTATAAAGATTAACAAAGAAATATAGAAATAATGGATTGGTCAAATATTATACAATTAGCATTAGCTATAGGGGGAAGTGGGGGAATATTGACAGTATTGATAGCTTTCTATAAAGCACGTCCTGAAAAAATATCCTACGAGGTAAAAACTCTTCGTGAAATAATAGAAACTATAAAGAAAGAGAGAGAAGAAGACAAGCTAGAGGCTGCACAAGAAAGGCAAAAATTGGAACGAAGATTAGGTGAAATAGAAATAGCCAATTCTGTATTACAGAAAGCTATTCAACAATGGGTTAAATGTTCCCATTTACCAAAAGATGCAGTGTGTCCCGTATCTGATTTCGTAGACCGAGCCGAAGAGCTAATAACTAAAAAGGTAGAAGCGTTGCACCAATCCATGAAAGAAAATAATAAAGAATAAAGAACCCCACTACGCAAATGTCGATAAACGTAGTGGGAAAAAATGTCCTTATCCAAAGCCATATAATAAACACATACAAATATACGGCTTTATTTTAAAATAGCAAATATAATGGTAGAAAAGTTACTTATATATACTGATGATGAGGAATTAGGCGTTATATCTTTCCCTAAAGATGGAACGCAAGCTGCCCTTAGTAGTTATACATTCACCGAGGGAAGAATGGGTAGCGTAAATATAAGTAGCAGTCTCATGTATCCTAAGTGCTTGGATGATGAATGGACGCAGAGGGAATTTGTGGAATTTAGGGGAGAAAGATATTGGATTTTAGATACACCTACTTCATCTAAGTCAAATACAGATTTAAGATATAAACATGAGCTTGTATTTAAATCCGATAGAACTAAACTGGATAATACTTATTTCTTTGATGTAGTATCTCCTGATGCAGGTGATGTAGACCAATTTGTCAGCAATAGTACAAAGTTCACCTTCTTTGGAGATATTGCAGAGTTTGCAACAAGATTGAATTACTCTTTACAATACAGTGGAGTAGGTTATTCTGTTGTAATTGACGAAGGTATATCCTCCGAAGCTAAACTAATGTCGTTTGAGGACAAGTATTTTAGTGAAGTTCTACAAGAAGTATTTAATGTTTATGAACTACCTTATTATTTTGTCGGTAAGGTAATCCATATCGGATTTACTAATAATGCTATTACTCATACATTTAAATACGGTTATGATAGGGAACTACTGACAATAACCAAAACAAACGCAAACTATAAAATAGTTAATCGCTGTACAGGTATCGGTAGTACTGAAAATATTCCTTATTACTATCCCAATGATACAAGAAAGACGGAAGTTGGAGTAGAAGCTGACCCAAATAACGTTTCTATTAAGCAGGGAGATATTACCATTGTTAATGAAGATAAGTTCAAACAAAATGTTTCTATTAATGAATATTTAGAATACAAACAAATTAATGGAAATGAAAAATCAACGACTTACCTTGATGATAAACACTCGTATCTTTATCTTGATTTACCATATATACAAACAGGACAACCTCAATCATGGGGAAGAAGAATTTATTTAGCGGAGTACGGCAAAGATTCATCTAAAAATTTATCAAATTCATTATATATCGTATTTGAAGCATACCAATCAGGTGAATATACTATTTCATTGAGAACTACAGCTGTTAGTACAACTTCACCGGCAGGTGGCGATTTTGATATTGCTCGTTCTGTATATTACAAGGAATATGGTGAGGCTACAGATTGGATACCAGCTGAACTTATTAGTAGTGGAGATATTTATAGAAATTACAAATTAGGTAATTTAATAGCAGGGAAAAAATATGATGTTCAATATCGAACAGATGTAACATTCAATATAGAATCAAATAAATGGACTTTATATCTTACTAATTATGAATGTTATGTTAGATACACTTCTCAACAATGGACTAAAAATGATCTCTCTATTCCATTGAGTCGCATTGGGATTAGTATCACTAAACAACCAACTGTAGGAGATAAATTCAAGCAAATTAAGATTGAGAAGGATTATATGATTACTTCTCCTAATCTATTGCCATCTATATACAGAGATACGTTTGGTGCAGAACGATTCTATGACGCAAAAAACCAAACCTATATAAATCCTGATACAGGAAGCTACTACGACTTCGAGAACCCTTATACGGAAGGTAATCCTAAGGAAATGATTGTTTCCTTTGACTATATCAAGCCAACTATTAAAGGTATTGAAAATGCAGCAGGATATAAAATAGGAGAAATATTAGATGTAGCTTTTGATGATGATGATAACGATGAAATAGACCCTAACACAAATGAATACGAACATAAATATTTCTACATAAAGCTAAGAAAATTTGATGGGGATTATGGCTTTAATCTCTTTGACCAAGCTATCGTAGGTAGTGATATGACCATCTCAATGACGAGTGGTAATTGTGCTGCTTGTAATTTTGTCATATCCGTATTAGAAGTAGAAGATAAAGACAATAATATCACAATATTCAAGAATCCTGTACAAGTGGATTCTAGTGGCAATATTGTAACAGGTAGTGAGGATGATAAATGGAATGAGGCAAATATTCAGCCTCAACAACAAGATACAACCACAAATGAGGTATGGATTAGGGTAAGCAAAGATGATGATACATTCGGAGTTGTAATGCCATCTAACAACCGCAACTATAAGCCTAAATCAGGAGATTCGTTTGTTCTGTTACATATTGATTTGCCTAAACAATATATCCTTAATGCAGAGAATGAGCTTAAAGAAGCTATCATTAAGTATATGGCTGCCAATAATAGTGAAAAATTCAACTTCTCTATTAACTTTAAGCGTATATTCTTTGCTGAATATCCTGAAATGCTTTCACAGATTGATGCTAATGCACGATTGCAGATAGAGTATAACAACAAGCTGCATGAACTGTATATCAGTCAATACACTTATAAGGTAAATGAGACAGACCCTCTTCCTGAAATTACGGTAGAATTATCCGATACCATAACGATACGTAAAGGTAATGTCCAAAAATCTATTGATGCTGTAAAACAGGATATTATGTCGTCTATCGGTTCTATCGACTTTTTAAAGATGGGACTGAAATACTTTATTAGAAAAGATGTTGATGATACAGCTAACGGACATATAATATTTAAAGACGGGATTTATGTTACTGGGAATAGCGAGGAAGGAGCTACCGATTTCCTGCGTGAAGGTGGCATAGATAATATTCAAGAGGGTAACGGAGATTTCATACAGGAAGATTCCGGGATTATCAAAGCTGTAGAAATTCCTCAAACTCTTGGTAGTTTATATAATGTCAATCCTATTGTAGATGAGATTGCTACAGAAGATGTCGTACTTGTAAAAAAAGTTGGTTCTACGGAATGGACGCAGGAAAGAAAGAGTATGACAGAAGGCATAACTGATGCCCCAAGCAATAACATCTTATATGGTCGTAAAAACAAAGAGTGGATTAAAGTTCCTGACACTCCGACAAAACTTCCTAATCCTAATGCTCTTTCTTTTACAGGTGCAATACAAGCTATATATGATGGCTCTGCACCAATTACAGTTAACATACCGACAGGTGGCGGTGGTAGCATAACAATAGACGACCACTTGGATTTAAATTCAACAAATGCAGTGCAAAATAAAGTTGTAACTATGAATATAAATGAATTAATGGACGAGGTATTTAAAATTTCGTTCGATACTTTTGTTGGCGGAGGAACTTTTGAAAAGGGATCAGTTGTTACTCCGTATATTTTTTGGTCTATTTTATATAAAGATGAAGAAGTTGTGCCAACAACTGCAACTGTAAATGGGAGCACGGAAGGAGTTAATGAGGAGAAATCCAAATATTCGTCTCCTACTACAATTACTACAGATAAAAATTATAAAGTGATTTGTACTTACGGAAGCCAATCTATTGAAAAAACAGCAAACTATATTTTTTCTTTGAAAAAGTATTGGGGCGCATCTTCTGTAACTGAATTGACCAATGGTGATGTGATGTTAATGAATAACGGATGGGCTAGTCGTACTATGGGGAAAACGACTTTTGATTGTACAGGTGGAAAATATATTTATTACATTATACCGTTTGATATTTATGGAGAAGGCGTTAGTTTTTGGATAAACGGTTTCAAGAATACCGATGTTATTGTCTATGATATGGAAATAACAAATGGTAAAAACGTAACTGAAACATACAAAGTAATGCGTCTAAATAACATTCAAACTGGGATTCTAGAAGTTGAATTTAAATAATAAGAAAAATGGCAGAATTAAAAGGAACGCAGGTCGCTGCGATAGTAGTTCCATTCACCGATGCTGATAAATACGCAACACATGATGCGGAGTATGGGAAAGGTGGTTTTAGGAGTGTAGAGACTATAGCTCTACGGGACGCAATACCTACGGAGAGAAAAACCAAAGGTATGGTTGTTCGTGTAAATGAAACAGGACTACATTATTATTGGAATGGGAGTGCATGGACTGAATGGTTGCCGAAAGGTACAATGCTCGTAGATGCTACATTGAGTACATCAAGCACAAATCCTGTGCAAAACAAAGTAATTACAGCAAAAACGCAAGAAATTGAAGCTACAGCAAACTCGGCAAAGGCTAAAGCAGATAGTGCATTAGCAACAGCTAACGCAGCTATTCCTAAAAGCTATATTGATACAGCTTTTGACGATAATACATTAGATACAAGAGTTCCTAGTACAAAGCTATTACATACAACCGCTACAAATATATCAATAGCAATACAGAGCGTACAAGACCGTGCTGTTGAAGCTTATAATATAGCAAATGCGGCTATCCCAAAATCAAAGATAGATACTGGTATTGATGGAACAGAGACAGCGCATGATGCAGTCCCGTCTGTGGGTGCTGTAGTAACTTATGTTAAGTCACAAAGAACTGCGATAGATGGAAGTATAAATGCTGTTTCAGGAAGGGTTACTACTCTTGAAACATGGAAGAACGGTATAGGCAATAAGAATCAGGCTAATGGCGTAGCGGGTCTTGATGCTAGCGGTAAGATTTCAGCGTCACAGCTTCCGGCAGGATATGATAACGTTGACAAGTTAGTAGCATTTGTTACAACTAACCCTAGTTCTGGAATGACTATCGGGCAGAAATGGTATAATACTACTACTAAGAAGATATTTACTGCAACAAGTGCTACAAGCGGTTCTGTATCTAACCCTATTGGTAATGATATGATTTATATTGACCAAAATGCAAACAAATCGTATTATTGGACTGGTACGGATATGGTTAATATCGGTAGCGGAAACGCTTTGGCTTTAGGTACAACTTCTTCTACCGCTTTCCGAGGTGACTATGGTAACACGCTTTATACAAATTTTGGTAGTGGTACTAATCTAACAGGAACACAAGCTGCACGTGATTTTTTCCATAATATGTCGTTGTTTAATTCATTAGGGGACACAAGCATATTAAAGAATTTGGTTGTTCAACCGGAAGCCAATTTTGTTAGATTACAAAATGATATAGTATATTTGATTGGAGAGGTTAATACTGGCGATGGATATGATATACCTGCCGCTACAACTACAAAAGCAGGTGTTATGACAGCAGATATGTACAAGACCCTGCAAGAGATAGAATTAGCTACATTCCCTCTATCGTTAACTGCTAGTGGCGGAGGAACTTTTGAAGTAGGGTCAAGCAATAAAAATGCAATAGGTATAATTGTAACTAGAAAAGGAACAAATGTCACTTCTAGTTCGACAATAACAGTAACAGCATCAGGAAGTGTGACAGGTTCGCTAAGTTCTGATAAAAAAACTTGGACACCATCAACAAATATATCATCTAATACTTCTGTTGCAGTTAAGGCTACCTACGGTTCACAAAATGCTACCAAAACTGTAAATTATACTTTTAAATATAAAAAGTATTGGGGTACATCAACTAGTGCTTCTCTAACTTCTTCCCAAGTTATTGCATTAGCAGGAAGTACATGGGCTGATTCAAAAGCTATGGGCGCAACTACTTTTGACTGTACAGGCGGAAAATATGTTTATTATGTAATCCCAGATGGATTAGGAATTCCCGAATTTTGGGTAGGAGGACTAAAAAACACAGATATTAGCGTTGGACAAATTACTGTAACTAATGCGTCAGGAGGAAGTACTAGGTATTTAATTATGCGACTAGCGAATATTCAGACAGGAGTCCTCTCTGTACAATTCAAATAATTATTTACAAAACGGGGGGGGGGCAAAATCGCTCTCTCTCCAAAATATAATCTTATGGCAGAAATTAAAGGTACAAATGTTGCATCTAAAATAGCTCCCTATACTGATTCAGACGAATATGCTACTCATGACGAAAAATATGGTGTAGGAGGATATAGAACAGTAGATAGTGTAAGCGAGATGAATGCTATTCCTGCTGCAAGAAGAAAAGAAGGAATGCTAGTAAATGTAAAAGGGGATAAAATTTACAAGCTTAACAGTAGTAATACGTTTGTTGATGCTGGACTTGGAGTTGGTGAAGTAATTGATTGGAATTCAGGCTCAAATCTATCTAAAAACGGTTATCAAAAGTTTAGTAATGGGCTGATGATTCAGTGGGGAACAAGAGTTGGAGCAACGAGGGGAGCAATTAATCTATATTTTCCTACCACTTTCTATAATACTGATTATAACATTTATTTCACTGGAGCAGTAAATAATACAAGTGAATCTTTTATATATGCTCCGGGGTATGACCTTAATGGTAAATATACATCATATTGTAGAGTTCTCACCCGTGGAATAAATTCAACTCCGGCTATTGTTTGGACTAGCTGGAATTTTACATGGTTAGCTATAGGACGTTGGAAGTAACTATTTCCATCTACCTATTGCAATCCAATTATAAGCTTCTCCGGCAATAGTCCCATACTGTATAGATTTTATAATAAAGGCAGTAATCACTAAAGTTACACCACGCTGATTTTACAAATTTCATTATAACTTTTGATAACCGTTTTGAGATAGATTTGAAAATTAATTATTAAATTTACAAAAAAAAGACATGAAATACTGGAAGCAAGGATTTTACGATGAACCAATAGAGGGTTCGGTAGAAATAACAGACGAATATTGGCAATCATTACTTGATGGGCAAAGCGATGGAAAGGAGATAGTAGAAGATGTAAATGGTCGTCCTATCCTTCAAGAACACATATTTACTTTAGAAGAAGTAAAAGAGCATACATTATACAATATTCAGAGGTACGATAAATCTGAATATGTAAATAGTTTCTTGCTCAATGGAGATAGTATTTGGTTAAGCAAAGATTTACGAACTTCCATAATGAATGCTGTTGCGATTAAAAAGAGCAGAAACATTAAAACATCAAGTATTTGGTATAATCAGAAAGAGTATGTTCTCCCTGTTGATTTTATCTTAAATATGCTTGATGATATTGAGATATACGCAGATACTTGTAATAGTGTTACACAAAGGCATATTGCTAATGTAAATGCTATAACCGATATAGATGAGGCTGACGATTACGATTACGAAAAGAATTATCCAACTAAATTAAAATTTGATTATAATGAAGAAAGTATTTTATGATTCAAAAATAGCTAAAGCTATTTTATTTGATGGTTATTCAACAATAACAATATTTGCTTGGGTATTGACTATATACAAGAAGTTGACACAAGAAACGATAAACCATGAATGTACTCATGCCAGACAGTGGATTGAACTTACTGTAGCAGGAGGATTATTTATATGGCTTGGAATGCTAATATTTGATTATTCTGAATGGTATCTTGCTATTTCTCCGATTTTATTCTATTTATGGTATGGTTTAGAATATTACATAAGAAGAATTATGGGATTATTTGCTTCGGGTGACAACAAACAACATACTGCATATCGTGAGGCGTCATTTGAACAAGAAGCTCGATTGGCTGAAAAAGATAATAATTATCTTGAAAACAGCCATTATTATGCATGGACGAAGTTTATAATCAAAACTAGAAAGTAATATGGCAATTCTATCAAATGGTAAATTTTCAGGATTCCTGTGTTCCATAAGGGACACAGGTAAAAAACTAAAAGACGGTGCAGCCGTTATGGTTGAAGATTTTCTTTCCGGATTCAATGGATACGGATGGAAATTGTGGAAGAAAAGTAATCTTTGGAGACTTGAAATAGATGAGCTTCTTGTTCGCAAATCATTCACGACCTTTGAACATATCATATCACAAATAACTTCCATTAGGGGAGGGCAAACAATAAGTCAAGGTCACGCTAAAATAAAGGCTGTAACGACAATTGAAGCAGACGTATATAGGGAGAATGATGGAGAGGAAACTATCACCCAAGAGCAATGTTATCGCTTGGAAATAGACGATGAATCAAATTCTATTGTAGAATATGATTTTGTACAGTGTTTAAAAGGCAATAGACAATATTTGGTTCAAGTTGGAAGTGTCTTTCAATACTATATTAATATTCCTATAACCGAGTTTGATTCAGATGCAGAAACAGGTGAAGTATTAAATGCTCCACAAGCAGGAGATGAAATTGTTCAATTTGGGAATGCATCACACCAAGATAAATATAAAAACAGACATTCTGCCCTTTATCTCCATGTAGATGAGGATGAACCTGCTATAGATCTTATGACCAATATGTATTCTAAAGATTGGTCTAATGCTATAAAAGTTCGTATAGGAGGAAATTTACCCGGTACTGACGGTGATAGAGGATTTTACAGCGTAAATGGGAAAATAATATCTGTTGATGAAAACAATGATATAGTATATGAGATTAATCCTGATGGTTCAGGATATTTCGCTAGAGGAAAATTCTCATGGACTAAAGATGGTTCTCCTAAATTTTCAGGGACTATTTTGTTGCAGATAGATAATAATAATGTTTGGGAAGTTACCGAAGCTGGCGAAAATATTATTGGGAACAAAGATGGGAAAAGAATAGTAATAAGCCCTGTTAGTCAAGATATTAAAGTTTTTGATGATAGTAATAATAATGTCCTTTCTATCGAAGGTTCTAATAGAAATGATATAAGCGATTTTTTTGGTGGTACTCCTCCAACTATAACTATCAAGAATATCCCATTTTCTTTTGCTGCAACAGTTACAAGAGCGGAAATGACTGTTACAGAAGGATTTTATACTAGTACATTGATGAATCTTTCCGTAGAATTTAATTATAATTATTCACAATATTCAGAAAGTTCAGCTTCGGGTAACATTTCAGGAACTCTATATCTTGATAATTTTTCAGATTCTTCTTATAGCAACTATCAGAATAGCAGTGTTATAGCATCATTTAATGTAGATGTTACGGGAACAGGAACTTTTGTTGTAAGAAATACTACTACTATAGAAAAAGGTTATCATACTCTTAGATTCCTTATATTAAAAGATAGATCTGTCACTAGTTTTTCAATCAGTTCTTTAAATGTTGAATTTGTTATTGATTCTTATTTAGCTAGTTTATTTGCTAATGGTATTGTATTAGGTTCTTCTACAAACAATCTTTTTTATGCAATAAATAAACAACCTAATCCATTGCTTAATATTAAAAATCTATTTTTTGGAGTTATGAATGATTTTTCAGGATTAAAAATAGATACATCGGGGTCTTACTCTAAAATAAAAGGTCATTGGGGACTTTTACCTTCATTAATTGCCTATGGCGTTGTGTGGGGTGGAAATACCCCTACTTATAAAGCTATAAAAACTTTTGATGGAAGTTCCTTTCCTGCTGCTACTCGAATAGGAGAAGGTGTTTATAGAATTAACTTTCCTACTTCATGGAGAAGTCTTAATATAAGCGCTACAAATGCATACGTTATGTTGACGGGAATAGGTTTTTCTATTATAGATGGAGGAAGTAACGCTCCAATAAAAGCAACATTTAAACAATGGGTAACAAATGGATTTGATGTATGGCTATCAGATGATGCAACTGCTAATGATGGTGATTTTGCTTTTGAATTAAAATGGTTAGGATGACAATAAAGGGAGCTTAATTGCTCCCTTTTATTTAGTACATCTTCTCCATATTGGAGAGTCTTGGTTTCTTGTTCACTGCCTTATTTTGCTTATAAGGTTTTTCCTTTGCTTTCTTAGCTTTTTGTTCCGCTTCTAGCTCTGATTTTAAGGCTAGGATTTCGGACTTGCGATAACCAATCTTGCGATTCTTAAAAATAACTTGCTCAATTCCTTTAGCATCCATGAGACGTTTAAATCCAACTCTATTGTTAGAGAAATTAAGGACACGCACACTTTCATCATAATTCAAAACATCAGTTGGTCGTACATATTCACTATTAACCTTTTCAAGAGAATTAATAGCTGATGAAATCTCTGTTTCACTACATTCATCACTAAATATCGCCCATATTTTATCAAACAAGGTTTCAAATAACCAACGTTTGATAGGACTAAGTTTTGATAATTCCTCTTTAACTGAATCAAGAACACTCGCCTTGAACTTATTAATGTCTTTATAATTCTTCATAGCTTTTCTTTTGTTTTTTAATTCTACGTACTTTAATGAAATGGCGAATACCAAGATAGACAGTAAGTGCAATACTGATAATCCAAGTAGTTGATACGATAAACAGATATATTTCCGCAGTTGGCATAATATTGAATGTGTCATCAAGACAAGCAATAGTATCAGTAAACATGAGGTTAATTGGTATTGCTCTTGCATACTTACAATGATAACGACCCTCATCGCAAGCCAATCGGTATAAACAGTAATCCAATAATACCACATAGCCATCAAATGTTACCAATATCCCATTCCATGCGAAACAAAATATAATAAGCAAATAAATAGCCATTCCAAATATAGTTGCTCTAACTATTAGCTTTTCCATTATTCCATTTTTTTTGATATAACAGTCTCATTTCATTTATTAAATGTTCAAACGATTTAATATAACCCATATCTATTGCAAAGGCTAAAGATTTTTGTAAATCATCCAATTCTTTTAATTGTTCTTGGGTTGCTTTATTACGTAATAAAGTTTCATGTACATTAAATACAATGTAATTTAATCCTTTTGCAATGATTCTATAATCAACATTATTAAAAATAGATGCAGCACGACAAAGTTCATTGTATCTATCTCCTGCTTCAATTCTATTAATAATTAAATTATCAGTCAACCACATTACTACAGTTGCATATATTTCAGGATTAAGTTCTAATGCTAACAATACCCAAATATAAGGATTACATGAAACATGCTTATTAGCCCTAGCACCTACTGTTTTATATACCCCATACTTCTTCATTACTTTTATAAGAGACGTTTTTCTAACCTCTTCCATAAAAACAGGAAATCCTGTTTTTATAAGTCCTTGTTTTTCAAGTATATAAAACACTCTTTCTGATGATTCTATGTTTGAAAGGATATTTTCAATCCTTTTTTCAGACCATCCTTTTTCAATCCTAGCATGAGTATAAGCTTCTTGTAAATCCGTCACAGACAAGAATTGACTTTTAGTATCTTGTCTAATTGTAACTCCAAATAACTCCCTGTCTTTCGACTTCATTGTAACTGTTGTTTTCATTATTACATTATTTATTAAATTATATGCAAATATAATATTAATATTTATAATATAAAATATTATCCAGCTATTTTTTATTAGAATTAACAGCAATTACAATCTTCTCGGTAAATAAACCCGGAGCTTTAGACCTCAATTGAGGTTTTACAGGAGCATTGCCCTTTTGCGCACGTACAACCTTCGTGTTTGTTTTGACACGAATCGCCTTCTTCGCCATATTCTAATTCAAGTATTAGTTGACAATAATGAATAACTTTCTTTATATCTTCTGCCCCATTCTTGTTCTTATGCCGACATAGATACTTTATGCAATTACCCTCCATAAAAGGTATATCATTTGCATATATAAACTCAACAGGTTCTATTGCTAGTTTTTTGTAATGCGAACCTCCCTCTTGGGTATTTAATGCGCTAATTGCCTTATTTATTTCAATCGGAATAGCTTCTAACCCATGTGGTCTTGCATCATCTTCCATCTTCATGCTCTTCGACATATTTATCTACTGAATCTTTAAGTTTTTCCATTCTTTGAACCTCTTCCATAAATTTATCATCTTCTTCGGTTTCAGGAAGTAATTTTGTATCTCCTAATTCCTCAAATAATTGGTTTCTTCTTTTACAAATAAATGTAGCAATATCAAGATAATAAGGATCATCAATAAAGCAAAGTGGAGGAGTAAACAGAATATCCATAGTTGCATTAAAGAATGTATCGTAAATATCTTTCTGCTCTTTTCTTAAAGAATCATATTTAGATTTATATTCAAGAAGAAAATCTAAATGTCCATATAGAGTTCTACATATCGGTTTTACAAACATATAATAACCAGTCATTTGAAAAAGAATTCCTGTTGTAAATCTTGAAATATTAAATGACCCATAATCATACTCTTCGAGTAAATCCTCCTCACGTACAAAGATTCTAGTTGGAACTACATCATATTGTCCTTTTAAAGATATGATTTCGTCCATTATAGAGTCGAAGAAATGCGCATCCTTACATTGGGATTTAAGTAATGCTATCTTTTCGTCAAGCTTACTTTTCAGCTTTGCTTTTCCTTCCTCTATTATTTGTTTGTCTGTTTTCTTGACCGCTTCTTCTTTCTGATTCTCCATCATTTCCAATTTCTTCATGTTCATTTTCCTCCTCTTTATTTGTTTCTTCTTTTAAATCTTCTTCAAAGGTTATAGGCTGACGCTTATAATTTTTCATGTTGTTCTTAAATTCATTTCTGCTAATTTGTTCTTTAATGCAAACATTGAAGAAATATTTTTTAAGATCATCATTCGTCATGCCATTAAGGTATTCTTCATCATCAGATGTTCTGGAAGAGATGAAATCTATAATATCCTTTTTATTTTCCACGGCAGGGATAAATTCATCTTTCAAATATTCATAGGGATATATCTCCACAAGTTCATGTGCTATACCTAATCCCGGCAATGTTTTTGTTACATTTACCTCATTCCATGCAAAAAAATCATGATATGCAAGAGCATAGTCCATGTGTCCATTTTTTCTTAAAATCTTAACAATCGCCCTAGCCCATACCTGTTCTTTGTCGTTGGGTTCAGGAAGAGATGAAACGCCACTATACATTAGCATCTCCAACAATGATTCTTCTGTTCTGCTTTTTGTTCTCATTACTTTTAAATATTAAATGGCACTTATTTACGAGTTTACACAAGTATTCTCGATGGTGTCTCCACTCCACCTCTACTCACTACTTGCATATAGCTTTCGTGAGATACTTTTCTTAAAATTCCTATCGCTCCGTTAAGGTCAGCATTCAGGACTTTCCCTGTACTGCTACGGTATAGACCTCTTTTTATTCGTTTACCCAAATAACTATCATGGTGACACATTTCTTCTCCGGCATAGTGGTCAACTTTAGAAGTATAGCTTTCTTCTGTTATGACTACTCTTATTTCCACTTCTTCGGATTTATACTGTATCATGGATATAAGCTTTTCAAATGGTATGCTTACAAAGTTCTGATTGTTTTTCTTTCCCATATTGCAGTTTTGCTTCCAGTCTTTATTGTTTCCTATTACAATAGTACCGATATGGTGTTCTATACAATAGTTTACAATAAAACGTGATGCTTTATGCATATAGTCATTTACTTTACAAAGTCTCTTTAATGTCAGCTTACCTATTCTATTACTTGTACCTCTGTTCCCTATATAGCTCATGAGTAATGCTCTTTTCTTATTAAAGTATTGGTTAATGGATTTCAACGGTCTGCCATTTACGATAAAACTATTGTGATTGAGTGAATCGTATGAAGTTACAAGATTGTTCAATCCTAAATCAATACTCAAATAAGAATCCGGCTCTAGTCCGGTGGTTTCAATACTTTCCTTTTCATATACTACTTCTATTATATGGCAACTGCATTGAGGTATAATCCTCACTTGGCATAAGTTGCTCACTTTGGTTTTTAATGGGTTGATATTTGTTTTCTTTGGGAAATGTATATATCCATCTTTCAATTTGCATTGTTGCGAGGTAAATACTACCACATTTCTTCCTTTTTCTTTATGCTTATACTTTGGCAATCTTGGTCTACCATTTAGCTTATCCTTGCATTTACATAACCTAAAAAACGACTTCCAATTTTTAAATAGCAATTTTATCATCTGTTGACTAGTCTGTGCAGGTAATGCGATATAGTCAGCTTGTTTCTCTTTAGCAAGCCTAGTAGTAACTTCATATTCAGACAACATCTTTCCATTCTGCGTAAATTCCTGACGTATCAGATAGTTCACGTAGTTGTACAAGTTCTTGGATAAAAAGCAAAGATTATCCAAATTCTTATCTCCAATGATAATATGTCGTTCTACCCGTTGCATACACAAAGATAGTCAATTATGTATTAAGTTGTATCTAATTGCCTATTAAATAATTCAAGTTGATTTTATAAACAGGACTGTTGTTGTAAATACCTACTCCACCGCCAAAAGCTATTTTACCAGGAGTAACAAACAGGAGATTAACGCTTGGGATTACATTCCCATCAAATGTTGTAATATCAGCTCCGATATATCCTTTCCAAGCATCTTTATAAACGGTGTTAGTTGTAGTATTCGTTACGGTTTTATATTCTATTTTATTGAATACGTTTATTTTATCCAAACTTGGATTAACACCAGAAATCCAAGCTTCATATTTTCCTGTCTCGGAATAATATTTCTCCTCAATAGGAAGATTCACATTGGTTGAGTCATTGACATAAACAATCAAAGTATCTATTACTTTTTTATATTTATATATCGGTTTCTCTATTGTCAATGTGTCCCATTTAGTAATATAAAAGGTATCTGTTGTATGAACTGTTTCAATATGAGGTTTCCTGTTAGCTGAAAAAGAGGTAACAATCCATACTAAACAGATACCGATTAATATATATGGACTATATGTTTTAATCCACTGTTTCATGGAGTTTACGTTCTATATCGTCTAATTTAGCTTTACATTGCGCGTTACTAAGTTTTATTATAAAATCGTATGGAGCATTATAAACAGCTTCATACTTTAGATATTTTTCATTGCTTTCAATGATGTTAATCAATGTTTTTTTGTCTTTTTTTAATTCTTCTCTTTCTTCCCCAACATATTTATATTTAGGTTCTTCTTTCCCAGAAAGTTCCTCCCATATTTTTTCAAGAATGTCATCCGGCATTACTCCATCACAGATTACGGGATTATATTTTTTCAAATTCCCGCAAATTTCGTCAAAAGTTATATCAAACCATTTACCATCTTGATAAGCTTTGACTTTTAATTCAGTAGATGAGTTGTTAAACCAATGTAGGAAAGTTGAAAACTCATTTACTCCATTTCTGAATACTATAATTTCATGTTCATCTTTTACACCTACACCTACTAAAAATCCTGCAATTCTTAATTGAGCTGTATCTGTGTAGCCTACTTCGTGAATATGTTTTTTTACTTCTTCTAATGTTTTCATTTTTTTTATGTTTTAAATTTCTAATGCTTCTGTTTGACCTTTGATATTTTTCAACTTAAATGAAGCGATAATATAAGGAGTTGAACCATATAATTTATCTTCACTGGGTTCAATAGGTTCAATTAGAATAAAAGTAACCTTTCTGTTTCTAATGTTATCCCAATACTGAATTTTACCTTTACTTAGAAAAGATACAAATGAATGATATACTTTTCTTCTATCGTTTCCTGTAAATACACAAGTAAAAGTCAAATCTGTGTTTTCTCTAATAGGAGTAGGATTTTGATACACCTGTAATACATCAGTTTCAGCAAATTCTTCGGTATATACAGACTTTATCTTACCATAAGAATCAAGTCCGGTAAATTCCTTATATATTAAGCCTTTAAAGTCTTTTTCTAAATCCATTTCTGGCTGACCTGATATATCAATTCTACGCATATAGCATTTATAATCAGACATTAGTTACCTCCTTTTCGTCTATATATCTTTTAATAATTACCTTGTCTTTATCTATGTCACCTGTTATCATTGGTTCTCCCCCATATACAAAAAGATATACTTTACTGTTTTCACCTACTTTAATGTCCAAATAGGTATTACCAGCAACGTATATCTCGCATATATGATTAGGTTTAATATCTAAGGTTGTTTTAGATTCTAATATACAAAGCAATGTCGTGTCTACATAAAAAGATTCTTTATAATAATTGCAAAGCATTGCACTCGTATAGCAACCTCTTTTTTCATTCTTATACTCACATATATATTTACCATTTATGTAAGCCTTGAATTTGTCACTAATAAAAACAGGACTAAGCCCCCATCCTTCGGAAAGAGACTTAGCCATGTACTTTATAGAGTTTACATCGCAAGCAAGCTCAAATAATTGCCTTTTGCTTTTACCATCAGCCCACCTTGCTGTGTAATTATCACACAACCCTTTTGCGATTGCATTATTTTTAAATTGCTTTAAATCTATCATTACTGCCTCATATTTGGGACAAATATAAATATAAATATCAACTATTCAAAATTTTTATAGCTTTTTCAACATCACGTTTAGATATACCACGAAGAGCATGAGTTTTTATGAAATGTTTCTTTTGAGAAAGTAACATATCTGAATCATCATCAAGGATTACATAATTAATTACATCTTCATGTTCCCATAACCAGCGGTCTATTTCTATACCACGACATAGACCATAATGTTTTTCTCTATTTCCATGTTTGAAGCCGTACATTCTTGAAGTAATACCTACGATATATTCAGGATATGGAAAAGGATTATGACCATAAACTGTTTCTTGCGTTGTAATAGCTTCAATAGTCTGTTCCAATGTATATCTTCTCCAAGAAGAGGATATAACAATTTTAGCTCCGGTCGCATCGCAAATCTGTTTGACTAGCTCAACCTTTTCATTATCAATAGTCCAATTACTTTTCAGTGTGGTTATAACACCGTCAAAATCAAGAAAAACGATCTTATTCATCATATTCCTTTTTAAAAATGAAAGCTACTTTTTTAATTCCCTTTACTGTTTCTACTAATTCCCAACCATCTGCCCCATAATTATTTAGTTCATAGGAAGGAAAATTATCTAAATAATATTCTTTTACCAAGTATTTAAATCTTTTCATAATCAAAATTATTAGTTTTAACTCTATTAATACAATCGGCAGCCCAACCTACAATATATGCACAAGTCTCATCCTCTCCTATATCAAAACCCATAGACATTCCTAAATCCTTGTGTATGGCGGTAGCTACATGCAATGCTTCGTGTGCTATTTCTCTTACAGTCATATATTCCTTTTTATGAAAGGCAACACATACTCCATAATCTCCATTTACATAATAAGTACATCTGAAAGTTATTGCTTTATTATTGTCAAATTCTTTTTGTGAAATTCCTTTATCACATTCCCTATTTGTAAAATGCTGATTTAAAAATAAAGCTGAATCCGTTATAACTACATATAACTTTCTCGGATATATGTGATTTACAAAACAATGTTCTTTATTCTTCATCTTCTAACAATTTAGAAATAAATATATCTTTTGCCTTAATCATAATATCAGTCGGTATATCAAATCTAGTCATTTCTGACATGTAATTCCATGCATCTGCGACCTTTGCTATAAGATCATCTTCCACTATGGCTAATGCTCCATACGCTTTGCTAATAGACACCGCTAAAGATACATATCCAGTTGTGTCCATTCGCTCATTTTTATTCAAATCTAAAGTATTATCCTCGATATACTTTTTAGCTTTTTCATTCATATTAATTCTTTTTAAAATGGACAATAATCTCTTTCCTTGAACACATTATCATCGTCATAATAATATTGTTGATAATCACTCATATAATCCCGTTCTGGTTCTCTATTCTGTATAAGAGGAACAGGTTTGGGTTCTTCTTGCCAATTATAGTTTATATTTTCTGCAATATCATTTTTAAAGCGTCTTGTCTCAATCTCATAATACATTCCACATAGCAAATCCACCTTCCCGAAACTGCGATTTTTACATACTTCCAATACATTGCCATATTGAAGCATTTCAGCTATCCTAACTGTTCCGAAGAAATCTTTTCCACGTGTCTCAAAATCCTTGTTTACACGATGAATAATAAAACAGTTATCCACTGCATTAGTTAAATCGGCTGAACCTGAAATAGATTCTTTTCTAAGGAAGTCAGTCTGTTTACGAGGGTGAGCTACAAGTATAATATGAACATTATATTTTTTAGCGAAATCACAAATAGCCAATATAAACTGGCTTTGTTTCTTATTGTTGTCTCCTTCGTAATCCTCTAAGTTAAGAGTCATCAGATTATCAATTACGACTAAGTTTACACCTTCAGATTCAATCAGATTTGTAATATCGCTCATTAATTGCTTCCAACGTGTTCCATATTTGTTATTATAGAGGAATAACTTTCCATCCGTCCAACTATCTATACGGTCAGAAATATGTTTTGGAGCATAATAAAATTCATCATACCCTTGTACTTTCTGGACATAGTTTTTTCCAGCTGCAAGTTGGTTAATCCACCCTTTCAATCGAGAAGCCACTAATTCCCCAGACCATATTGCTACTTTATATCCGTAGTTGATTATATTCAAAGATAAATTGTTCAACCAAGAAGATTTACCAGAGCTATTACTTCCTGATACCAATGTCACTTCTCCAAACAATAGACCTCCGATATTTTTATCTAAAACCCTATATCCAGTAGGCATACGTGGTATATTATTCATATCCACATATTGAATATCCTTCATCGCAAGCCATTTCTTCCCCTTATCTTCCGTTTCACCTATAGGAACAAATTCCTCTTTTTCACGATTATGGAAATAAGGTCTATGCGCTTTACTTTGATATTCAACATAGTCTGATTTAGTATAGGCATTAGGGTCAAAATGTAAACGAAAATCTTTCCAAGTATATCCGCTGCAACTCGAATGCAAGCATTTGAATCCAAATCCTCCACCTGCCATTTCAAAAATAGCTGAATCAGGCGCACGATGTGAACTATTAAATGGGCACTCTTCTAATACATACTTAGTAAAAGATGTTGTTTTTACTATATTTCTGACTTTTATTCCATACTTGGTTAAAAATTCCTGTAAATCAAATTGAGTCGGTTGATAGTTGTTAGCCCTGTTCGGTTGTTCCGGCTTAGGAAGCATGGCGGCTACCTTTTCAAAAAACTCATTTGGGGTAGGTTTTATTTCGTCAGGTATTTTTAATATTTTGCTTTCACGTTGAGGTCGTTCAGGTGTATCACTCCCCTTCCTACTATAACAACCATATAATTTACATATTCGACTAGCATTAAAAGTACTTGTATCTACTTTTACTTTTTCTGTAGAAAAAAGCATATCTAATACTTGTAGAAAATCCTTCATAGTTTGAGTATTTTCAGGAGTATTAGCCATATTCATATTTATCAACAGATGAAAGCCATTGGCGCTGTCACAAACAATTGGTTTAGTAAATCCTTCATCTCTTAAAAATTTGAATACATCATTTACTACAGCTTTGGCAGCTTCTTTCTCTTCATCAGTAGAATTGGTATCAGATGGCTTCTCGCAGTCTATATCTATCAAACACCAATCTCTACCAATAATTTCAGCATCTGATGTTGTAGATTTTGGTCTAGTCACTATTCTATCTCTCTGTTCACGTGAATAACATGAATCTAATATAGAATTAAGAGTGAAATAAATATTACAATCATCATAACGCCTGATAGCATTAAGAAGAGTATCAATATCCGTAAAATATCCTGAATATGTGCCTTTTTTATTATTGTCAACAATACGAATCTCAACAAGCTCATGGTTATGTTTGAATATATCGTACCATCTACGTATCATTGGTTCATTCATATATTTATTCGTTTTGAATTAATAATCAACAATCATCTATATTTGCTCGTTTGAGCTTTAATGATTGGCTGTTCTTTCAAATATCCCATGTCCGGCAAGTTATTGAGCAATGTAGAAAAATTCTTCAAAAAACTATCATTTCTTAAACTTTCTTCTACATAGGATTTTATAGTAAACTCCAATTCCTCTTTGGGCATCGTTTTTAGCAAAGATTCCAGCTTCTTCTTGTCATTAGAACTTTTGCCAGTCCCCATATTCCTCTTCGGACATTTTGATGGATAGAGAGAATACAGATATTCGACATCTTCTGAAAAAGTTAGTTTCTTCTTCTTCTCCTTTTCTTCCTCCCTTAAACCCTCTTTCTTATTCTCTATATTATCATTAATATTAATATCATTATCAATTTCATTATCAGAGTTTGCTTGAAGCTTTGCTTCATTTTTGCTTGAGCTTTTGCTTGGAGATTTGGTTAAGCAAACTTTACTCTTTTTAAGATTGGGATTTCCACCCTTAGAACCTGCCAAAACCCTTTTTAGACTTATTTCTCCGTCTTTTACCATTCTTTTTTGACATAGATAATCACCTTCAATATACAACACATGATTATTAATAAGTTCTATTAAGCCTCTTTCAATTTCTTCTGTTGTATACGGCAAATGTCTAGCAAAGTTACAAGCAAAATTAAAAATTTGGTTAGAACTTTGCTTGTAGTTTTGGTTAAGCAAAAACTTTCCATATATTTCGCATTTATGAAGTAGACACATTATACGAATATATACCCCTGTTGCATGAGGACTACATTCTGCTAGTTTTTCATCTGTCATAAAATCCTGTATATATAGAGGTAAATACGGATTATTCCTCAATGCCATAACTAATCCTCCTTTACAACAAATATAACTCCATCAATATTTTCTGATTTGATCTTACCTTGTTTAATGAGACGATATACATGAACAGCAGACAATCCTGTTGCATGAGCGTAATTTGATACTTTTACTAATTTCTTTTTCATATCCAATTTATTTATAATGTTATATGTTTTACCTGCAACAACACGAGGTGAAAAATAAGCCGGAATAATAGGCGGCTTCCGGCTTACTCAATTACTCATGATTGTAATAATCCCAAGTGAGGGATAGGATTACAAATATAAAGTTTTATTTTTAATCCTCCAACCTTTTGTGTATTTTCATTGCGACAAGAGCTGCAATTAACATTTTAGTTTCCATTTCACTTTCTGAATCAATATCTTTAATCTCTACAAGGGGATATATATCCACTTTCAGTTGTATATTCAGTATTACCTATCTCAAATAGCGCATTCTGTCCGCATGGGCGAATGACTACTTTGTCAGAAGATATAGAGTTTAGGACTAGCAATAACTTTTGCAGGATAAACGTCTGCTTAAATTCTTTTCCTCCTACAACTTCAACTCTTTCCTCTAATTTTTTATTTAACTCCATATTCTCCGAGACAAATGTGATTCCAGTTTCATCAAAATTAAGAGTCATTGTTCCTGTCTTGGTATCATCTTGTACATATATTGCTCTTGATACAATAGAATGAAATATTTTTTTGTCTATTTCCACTTCAAACAATGGCTGATATTTGAGCAACATATAAAAGTCCAATGGTTTGAAGTCATATTTGCGGATAAGCAGCATTGAATTGTCTCCTATTACAATGATATTCTTTTCTCCATTTTTTATAGTGACCTTTTGTTCGTTTGATAACGCCTTACGCAGAGCCGCAAAAGCCGACATGTCTATAGATACTTTCAGTTCTCCCTCGTAGTCAATATATGCGCTATCATGGTACATCTTATCAAAATTGAAAGCAAATACATCAACCTTATTGTCTTTTATAAACAAATGAATATGCTGGTTATTAGGCTGAAATTCATCATATTCCAATAATGGCATACCTTTTTGAATCCAATAGCCAAGCAAATTAGCATCCAATGTAAATGTATCGCAATTAACCTCCTGTGCCAATGTAGGGTATACTCTTACATCATGCAAAGGAAAATTCATCGTACTGTTTGGTGTAGAGACAATAGCATTCAGTTTCTCATTATCTACATCTATATCAAAGTAATCCTCCATCAGAAGAGAAACATAGTTCTCAATATCGTCCTTGTCTATGCAAAACTCGATATTCTTATAAGACTCTTCCAACTTGAAATGGGTCTTTATCGCATTCTTGTCATTGTAAGATAACAACCAACACGTATTATCGACTATTTGAACTTTAACAGATTGCAAAATTGGCAATGGAGTTCTTTTGGAAGAGAAACTACCACCTGTCTTTATTGCGTTTAAAAAATCCTTCTTATTAAACTTAATCCTCATCGTTTAGCAATAATAAATTGTTATAATATTCATCTCTTTTTTTTATTCTAAAATCCACCATAGTATTCAGGCATTTTATGACTTCGGGGCACTCTTCACGACGAAGCTGTAAAAAGCTCTTCAAATCCTTCAATGCACGAACAGCTTGATCTGTCTGATCCACTATTTTTTCAGCCGTTCTAATTTTATCATATAATTCTGCTTTCATTTGTTCGCTTTTACATAATTATCACAAAAAGTTCCATTATATGCAGGTTCTAAAAAACCGTAATAAAGATAATCCTCCCCATTTAATGGGTCAAAGATATAGTAATCAAGATATTCTTGATATTTTTTACAAGTATCTCTGATTTTACAATTCATACCATCGCACATAATACTACACTGGTCCTCCCTCATCATTGTAAATTGCTATTAATTCATTCATCCTGTCTACCAAGAAGCTTGCTGCCTCTCCTACCTGCTGTGATATTGAGATATAAGGCTTTAGCTGGTTCTCATACATTTCGTCCATTTTATTAATGGTTTCTTCCAACTTCTTTAAATTTTCCGGTTTCATATCATTCCATTTTTACAAAATAAACACCATCAATCAACACATAAGGTATAAGACCTTTCTTTATTCGCTGTCTAACCGTTTCCTTAGCAAGATTGTTCATCTCTGCATAATGACGGATGGTTACTAAGTTATCATACACTTGATTGTCTTCAATACAATCAAGTATCTCCTTTAGTTTTTTATCAATACATGGATAGGAGTCAGGATAATAAAAGACTTTCATATTTACCCCTACATTTACATGAGAACTAATATTATCAGCTTTGTTCATTGTAATAGGGTCGCTAACAGAAAGTATGATTGAATCTTTGACTACTAAATCTTTAAATTTACTCATTAATCTATTAGTTTAAATTCATATACAAATACAAACGGGTTACTCTGCGTATTTCCATACATATCCATAAGCTGTTTTCTTTTTGCCATTACAGCAATTACCAATATTAGAAGGATTGTAGCCAAATTGTCTAAATACCTCCATCAGTGACGGAAAGATATTGACTTGGTTCATATTCAGGTCATATTGAACAACTCTTTTAGACTTCCCATTATTTAGCGGTCGGTTAATGTGCCTACCATTGCGAATCCAAGTTTCATATCTTTTTCTTATAGATTCATTGCTAAGTTTTTTACCAAGCTTACTTTTAGAACACCTATTTTTGAAAATAGGATTATTGTTGTTTTCCTTGTAAGTGCACCATCTAAGATTGTTTAGACTGTTATTAGTCCTATTTCCGTCAATATGGTCTATACAAGGCTTGTTTTCCGGATTAGGAATAAAAGCAAAAGCAAGCAATCTATGTATTTGCTTTACTACTGTTTTGCCGCCAGGTGCACTCAAATAAATTATATAATAACCATGAGTACCGATGATGTTTTTTAGAATTTTGCGTCTTTTATGGGAATATACTTCTCCTTTTTCGTTTATTTGATACATTCCGTCAAATCCGTCTATATCTTTCCACATATTTATTTTATTAAATTAAATTCATATACAAATACATAAGGATTGGATTGAAAAACTCCTTTGCCGGAAACTTTGTCTATCAAAACTTCAAAAGCATCACGAGGAGTATTATATAGTCCGATATGTTTTTTATCGGAAGCACCGACGAAAGAATAGGCAATACCGCCATTTCCATTTGCAGAATCAAGCCTATAAATTCCTTCTTTTAGGCAATCTTCATCTGATATATCCTGTAAGCGTTCAATCTTGATGTCTGTAATGCGGATGTGGTGAATCATATAACCTGCCGCGACAAAAAGCTTATTTTGCCATCCTTTATGGTTTTTAAGCCACGAAACAAGCATATCCATAGTTTCAAGCCCTTTCTCATTATAAACGCTTTCATAACTTTGCGCAATGGCAACGACTTCACCAACCTTGTATTTAGGCTTTATTTCATACCCATGTATGCTTTCATAACCACTCTTACAAAAGATGCTGTTGCGTATTTGGTCTTCCGAAATACGTCTCGTCATAGTCTTTCGACCATACAATACGGCTTGAGTTAAACCGTATTTATCATTGAACATTATTTTCTTACTCATATCACATTTATTTTAGTTTCCAATAAAAACCTCCGGCAGACTTAGACCGTCCTTTAAGGCAGTTTGTTATTGATGTTATAAGTATGCCATTTTCTTTTGCTGCGATTGCCTAATCTTTTTCAAGACATCAACATTAAACGGTACACGAATACTATTATCTACTTTCATCGTCCTGTCCTCCCTCTTTTTTAGGTTCAACGTTCATAGTATTTCCCTTTTGCTGACTTTTCCATTGAATTATAGTCACGATAGCAGCACCTAAAATACTGTTTACGAACTGGGTTCTCTGATTATCATCTTCAAGAGGAAGAGTTGGAAGGTCAAGTATAATCTCCGAAACACCATCCAAATCAGAACCGGACACACCATTATCTTTCAATTCCGGTAAATTCAAAATGCTTCTCAAATTAGAAGCATCAACATAACAACTTACTTTAATACGTTCCATATTTTTTGGTTTTAAATTAATGTTCTGCAAATATAAGTTGGCGATTGCCAATCGCCAAATGTAATTAAGGCTTTAACACTACATTAACGTTTAGCATATATAAAAAACAAGGGACAGCTTCACTAAGCCATCCCCGTCCCCATGTTCAACTGAAAGAAAAAAGTAATCAAACACCTTTAAATGAATAAAAAATTAGAGATAATATATAGGGGTAATATCACTATCACCCCTACATTTTTTGTCAAACACTTATAAGTAAATTCTACTGTACCAGTACTGCAAATATAGAGAACATTTTCAATACTACAAAGAAATTCCTTGTTTTTTTTGCCCCATCTCTGTCAAATGGTTAAACCAACGAACAGCAAGGTCGGCAGACCTATACGTTTTACCCATGTACAGCGAATCGCCAAACCCGTTGCTACTGGGATAACTCACACAATCAAACATCTTGTTCTCAACACGACGGAAAACTTCATAAACAACATTACCGCCACAATCGTCAACGCTTCTATACATATAAGCATAAGGAGACTTGTTCACCAAAGTAAAAGTGAAACCCTTAGTCTCACCACGACCCTTTATAACCAATTCCAACTCTTTCATTTTTTGTTTTTTATAAAAGAAAATATATGTTTTATGACTTCTACAGTCCATCCGTTGCCAAGCATCTTATAGATTTGGGTGTCTGAACAATACCATTTATACCAATCAGGAACAGTTTGCAAACGAGCACATTCCAAAGGAGTATATCTCCTAAGCCTTCTTTCACCATTTATAGTAACAGGAACATAATCAGTATCTAAATTCCCTTTATATATCGCTGTGGCTGTTATACAATGAGACTTATCATCTCCTGACATAATTCTTATTTTTACATTCTTCTTTTTGCTACGAGATACAAGCCAATCATGCATATTGTCACTGATAAAGTACTTTTTATCAACTTCATCTTCAAGAATATCCCTTAAATAGATACATCTGTCAGCAGGACGAGGTATATGGGTATATAAATCATGATTAAAAAGACCATATCTTGTAGTCTTTATATTGCTCCAATATATTCGTCTCCTGTTCTGGGCGGATACCAATGCGGAATTAATATGCGCACCCTTGATTCCAAGAACGCTATCTATCACATTCTCCCATTTAGTCTGCATCTCCACATTCTCCAACAAAAACAGAATATCAGGATTGACTTTTCTCAATTCCTTCAAAATACGCACATACTCCCAAAACAGGTAGGATTCACCCTCAAATTCATAATTATGTTCTTTCAATTCCAAATATCGGTCAAGAGTAACCACCTCTTCACTGCACTTAGTACTCATACCGTTCATCTTACCAGCGGAACTGAACGAAGTGCACGGAGAACCGCCAATAAGCAAGTCTATCCTGCCGAGTTTGGATGCATCCAATTCCCTAACGTCACCTACATGGATAACGTTAGGGAAGTTGCGACTTGTCTGCATAATAGCATATTTGTCTATCTCGGAAGCATAATAAACCTCCGGCTCTATGCCAAGCTCCCTCAAAGCAATCATGCCGCAGCCCATACCATCAAACAAAGACAATACCCTCATTCAGAAATCTTCAAACTAGGTAAAACACAGGCAGCATCAAACAAAATACTAGAAACAGCATCTTTATACTCCCTCTCGCTTATCTCCTCACCCAAATAATGAACATGAGCCTCCTCTGAAAGGTTAATCCTAATACAGCCATTATCATCACGACTAACAGAAGATACCATACATTCTGCTAACACTTTACCATCTGAACCAGCATACAAATCTTCCGGCTGAACATCTAACAATACATGATATTCGTAAAAAGGAGAACGGGAACTATAGCGATGTTCGGATTTATAATAACGACCTATCTTATCCTTAAATTCAGGATAATACCTTTTAGCAAGGTAATTTTCATATTCCTTCCTAACAACATAAAGCTCCTCATCCAATTGCGCCAACTTGTCCTGATACCAAGACAAATCCTTCTCTTCTTTCTTCTTCATAAACATGATTTCTATCTTTTTTAGTTAAACATGTCGCAAATATACACCCATTTAAAGCAAAAAACAAGAAATATACAAAATATAACACTGACTTTAACTAAATAGACACCAAATAAGGTTTAATAAGTGGCATAAATAACGATTTTCATACCAAAAATGAAGAACTTATCGTCTTAATGGCTAAAATAGGGAAAATACAGTAATGGTTAAATCAAAAAAAAGAAACCCCTATCTTCACAGACCGGGGAAAGTACAAATTATAAAATCTTAGTTTTATAGCTAAGCACAAAAATAATAAATTAAGCCAATAAACACAACAAAAAATAGCATTAAATAGACAAAAATCAATTATGGCTATTAAATGCTACTTTATAACACCCCAAAAATATAAAATCCCCAACCTGAAAAACACGAAAAAACAGGAAGGGGATTAAGAAAGAAAGAAGGTATGCAAAAATATAACTTCTTAGCAAAATAAAAAAATAAAAATAAAAAAAAATGAGAAGTATAGCCGCATCAACCGATGGACGCAAATAGGGGGGGGGGGGGGTAGGCACGGGAAAGCCACCGGAAAACAGAGGGCAAAATATAGGAATGAACGTATTTTAAGGCTTAATTTTAAAAGATCAATAATAAGACGATATAAACATAGTATTTTATATTAAAACATCGCATTTAGCCTTAAAACACGTCTTAAACACTCGTTTCGTGTTTTGGGTACATCGTTTTTTACCCTTTAATGTGCAAAAATAGGCTGCATTAAACAAGCATACGCAAAAAATGTTTGGCGTGTGAGAAAGCCGCAACTTTTTATATATAACCTTTTTCGCATTTTGTTTTCTTCTTATAGATTTTTTCTATGATGTTTATCTTTTCTATATGTTTTATCTATTCTGTTTTTTTTACATGTGTATTTTTTCTCTATATAGTA